GCACTTCATGCAGCATGGACATGGTACCAGTCCCAATTTGTAACGGAGGCCAATTTTGGTTTCAATCTCAAAAATATAGCAGTTAAATAGTTATAGTAGTTAAAAGTAAAGAAAAAAGCAATAAAATCAGTCACTTATCTTTAACCACTTTGGACTAACTGCTATCTAGCTGCTATAAATTGACCGAGAGAGCGTGGATCATGAAGGCCCTTGCAGTACATGCACCCATTCCCCCGAGCAGGGCAGCACCCCTGCTTCGAGGCCTATTAACCGCTACCCAGTTCCACATAGATGGACCGTTCTATATCACTCGTCCCAAGTACACCCCGAGGACCATGACGGACCTACGGCACCCCTCGGACCTCGGTAAGCGCTTACAGGCGCCACAGGCACTCGAGAAGCTCCAGGCCCTGGTCTCCACGGCTGTCCGCCAGAAGAACCGGGAGCAGCTGTGGATCAAGATCAACTTGAACATGAAGCTCCCTCCTGAGGTTCGGAACTTTGAGACCAAGCTACGTGGTGGCATTGTGTCCGTGTTCACCGATCATATATGGCCAGAGACGTGCGCGGTTGTGCTACCATATAGCTTGCCGCTCATGATGCCGATGATAAGCCGCATCTGGGTGCCGAAAGGTGTGCCGGTGGATCATCCTGGTTGGGGTATCTGGAAGCGCTATGAGCTCGTCGACTACGACGAACACTGTCGACTTCGATAATCCAGGCTACTGTCGTCGCACCACACAATCATCACTCGACTTTCGGAAGCTCGGAGGCGGCACGTCAGCGTAAGCCCTCCGAGACTGTCACGGACTCACCGCCGCCGCCGCCGCCGCCGCCGCCGCCGTCATGGGCTTTCTGGACCAGGAGCCCAAATATACGTATATGGAGGCCCTTTTTCCGGAGTGGAGCGGGGAACATGTAACCAAATGTAAATGTAACTGGATGTAAATGTAACAAAACGTTTGGTTACATGTACGTTTGGTTACATGGTTCACATCTCGTTACAATTTGCCCGCAAAAAGAGGCTCCAATTGGAGCCCCTTTGTGTTAGGCAGTGGCGATGAGGGAAGCCCTGTTGAAGTCTGGGGCGATGTACTTCTCAGTGTAGAGGTACTGCGCCAGCTCCGTGAGGCGCCTCAGGAGCTTCGTATGGGTCTCCACAGCGCGCGAACGCAGAGTGGGCATGGACGACGGTCTGTGCCTTTGTTCCGCGGCATCCCAGATCATTCTGATCTTGTCTTCGGGCATCGTGGCCAGGATTTCCTTCGTGGCCATTAATCGTGCGCGCACTTCTTGGTACTCATTCCAACACTCCTTCATCATAGGAGAGAGGTTGGAATAGGCGTTGCACAGGCGCATTTTGGTGTAGGTAGACATCAGCATTTCTCCACGTAGATTTCGTACACTTCGCCAAGCGAAGTCATGAGAGTAAGGCGGTTACCTTCTTGCACAATCTCTTCAACCCAAGCAGGCCACGTCTCTTTGATGGACTGCTCGACCATGGAAGCAGCACTGCGTTCCATTTCTTCTTTCTCAGACATGGCAACCTCGTGTTGTGAGTTGGTATGTAAAGATTATAGCCTAGAACTGGACCTCAAACGTAACCACAAGAGACACACGTGTAACGACACGTACGCTCCAAACTGGAGTATAATATTGGCCATCTCTCAGTAGCATCTAGTTACAATTTCCCCATGTGCTTTTAAGACAACCTGCGTTATAATCGCAGGCGCGTACAACTCGTAGGGTCTCGTTACACTCTTTTGCACTCTAAGGCGCTCCATTCCTCAGATTCTCGTCCTATAATATCTTTACTGCTTGAGAACAAGCAGACAACAACTGGAGAATGAACATGTCGATGGAAAAACTGATCAATGATGTGCAAGAAGCTCGTGACCTGCTGGGTATGAAGCGACTGGCCAATCCCAAGAAGACGGGAGCCGGAAAGCTGCAGGACATGCTCAGCGACCTCCGCATGAAGCTGGCCCTGGAGAAGCAGGGAACCCCGGTGGCCCCCGAACAAGCCCTGGAAGCTAACCAAGCACTGGAAGCTGCGATCGACCAGGAAGAAGCCCTCGCAACGGCAGCAGCGATTCAGCAGCTCCCCGAAGCCAAGGCGGTGGTCAAAGAGCCGAAGGTAAAGAAGGAACGCGGCGAGACGGTCAAGGACTACGCATGCGCCCTCCTCTGCGAAGTGGTCGGCCAGCAAGACGGTCGCGATGTCGGGATGCCTTACGAGACTGTTCTGGAGCACGTGAAGGTCAAATTCCCCGACGCCAAGACCTCGGTCAACTGCTTGCGTTGGTACGCCGGCAAGATCCGTGTGGAAGCCCATGGCTACGTCGGCCTGAAGATGCCGGCCATTCGCCAGCGCACGAAGAAAGTCGAGCCGGTGGCTCAAGAAGGTCAGGAATGAGAAGTGGGAGGGGGAAACCCCTCCCCTTTCTTTTGCCTCATCACACCGCCGCCACCGCCGCCGCCGCCGCCGCCGCCGTGGCAGCCACGGCAACTGGCCGAGTATGGTAGACCCATCTCGGCGTTCCGTGAGTGTGAGAGACCAACTTGTAACAGGATGCAAACGCAACCAGTTGTAACGTAACTAGGTGTAACGATGCACCCAGTTACAAAGACGCAACTGGGTGCAAGGAAATGTTACAGACCGCACATGTTACGGATTTCTTCGAGAGTGTAACGAGGGTTACTCTCAAACACATTCAGTTGCGAGTTGTGCTCCACAATGCGAAGCACCTCTTCACGTGTCAGATTGTAACTCTCCATGGCTTGTTGCAAAGTGAAACCAAACCTTCCACAATCTGAAGTGAAAGGATCAATGATGAAGATATCACTCTCTACATCACGAAAGCCCAATGCTTCAGTCTCGAGCATGTTACCATCTGCATCGAAGGTAGTACCAAAGCCAATTACCAGTTCCATGTCTTGCTCCAGTTGTTTAAGTCAGTATAGATATTGTACCTCAATATTGGAGTTCAAACGCAACGGAGGCGCAAAAGAGTGTAACGAGGTGCAAGTGGCACACAGCCACATATACTTGCAGACTGTTACACTTTTCCCATGTACTTTCTTTGAGGTCTCAAGTATAATATCTATATTGGTTAACACACTGGGAGCAAGACATGGACTACAGCATTGACATTCACAACTTGGAAGAAGTGATCAGTTACATATCGAACAATCTTCCTTGCAGCGACGAGATGCAACGCCTTGTATCTCAGATCGAACTTCGCATTGCGGAACTGGACGAACTCAACGACTTGTAACGGGGGTCTACACGGCGTAACGGGCCCCTAGGGGTCTGTAACATGGCGTTACGCCCGCCGACCTCCTCGGCCAAAATTTTTGTAGTTTTTCCAGCTGGAGGTCCCAGTTGGAGCTTTTTGTTTTACTGGCTAGAGGTCTCAACTGGGTATAAGCCAAAGCCCCCTACCAAAAATTTTTTCAACAATTTTCGCTGGCTTACAGTCCCATTGTTTAGCGTCACAATCAGCCCAATCTACAATCATAGGCGGTGACCATGAGCTACACGTATGAGGACGAGGAAGATACTCGTCCGCCTAACCGAGGCACTCACCAAACTGCAGAGCCACCCAATCCGCACGGATTTGAATCCCGCTTGCTGCGTCAGCAGAAGGAGCTCTTCCTCGATAACCTGTCGATGAATGGCAATGTCACGTTGGCCGCACGAGCTGCCGGATGGAAATATCCCACCGTTGCTGAGCGCTACCGTGCCGAAGACGAGCAGTTCGCTGAGGCGTGGGTCGATGCGTTGACCCAGGCCACTGATGCGATGGAATATGAGGCACGCCGTCGTGCTATGGAAGGGTGGGATGAGCCCGTTTGGTACATGGGTGAGCAAGTCGGGACTGTCCGGAAGTACTCGGACAAGCTGTTGGAAATGATGCTGAAGGCCCATCGCCCCGGACGATTCCGCGAGGTGGCTCAAGCCGACAATACCACGCCTGGCGTGCTCGTTATTACTCAACCTCAAGGCCAATCGGCCGTTGACTGGGAAAAGAATGCTACCCCGCAGCAGCAGCACCTCCTCCAGCGCACGGTATAAGGAAGTCTGGCGTGCCCAAGAGGGTAGTCAGGAGCTTTTCCTATCGTCCCCAGTGCGTGAGACGCTGTACGCCGGCACCCGCGGCCCTGGTAAGACCGATGCCCTTTTGATGGACTTTGGGCAGCACGTCGGTCAGGGCTTCGGTGCTGAGTGGCGAGGCATTCTCTTTCGCCAAACGCTGCCACAGCTGGATGACGTCATCAAGAAGTCGCGCAAATGGTTCCCGCTTATCTGGCCCAAAGCTGTCTACAACAAGGTGGACAAGCTGTGGACGTGGCCGACTGGCGAGACCCTAAAATTCTCGTACATGAACGATCCAGAAGACTACTGGAACTACCATGGCCATGCCTATCCATGGATTGGCTGGGAGGAGCTGTGCAACTGGATCAACAGTGACTGCTACACCCGTATGATGTCGTGCTGCCGATCCACCGAGGCCAACATTCCTCGTAAGATCAGAGCCACGACTAACCCTTACGGGCCGGGCCATAACTGGGTTAAGAAGCGTTGGCACCTGCCACACATGTTCGGGAAGATCGTACGCGAGATGGATACGGACGGGAATCCGCTGCCGGAGCGGGTGGCTCTGCACGGCTCCATCTTGGAGAACAAGATTCTGCTGACTGCGGACCCGGATTACATATCGAACCTCCGCGCAGCAGCCCGAAACCCTCAGGAACTGCGCGCATGGCTGCATGGCGACTGGGATATCGTGTCCGGCGGCGCCTTCGACGACGTTTGGGACCGTCAAACCCATGTTAAACCTCGCTCTAAGATTCCTTCCAGTTGGCCTGTATATCGTGTGCTTGATTGGGGTACTAGCGCTCCTTTCTCGGTGGGATGGTGGGCAGTCGCCAATGGTGAGACGATCCAGCTACGAGACGGGACTGAATGGTGCCCGGCCCGCGGGTCCCTTGTGCGTATCGCCGAATGGTATGGAACAAAGGAGCTCGGTACGAATAAGGGCCTATTCATGCCAGCTCGGGAAGTGGCGAAAGGAATCTTCAAACGTGAGCGTCAGCTTCAAATAGAGGGATGGATTCCCTCCTCGTCTCGCATTCGCCCCGGCCCTGCAGATAATGCAATCCGGGATGCGGAACCGGGCATCATGAATACGGAAGTAATCATGGAAGAGGAGAATATCCGATGGGAAGGCTCTGACAAGTCTCCCGGCTCTCGTCGCATTGGCCTCGAATTGGCGCGACAGCTCCTGTATGATGCCATGCATAATCGAACCGAACCAGGCATGTACGTCTTTGACAACTGCAATGCCTTCATCCAACTGCTACCCGCCCTTCCTCGGGATGATGACGACCCCGATGATGTTAACTCTGATGCCGAAGACCACTTCTGGGATGAAACCCGGTATATGGTACTCCGGTCGCGTCGTCACTATGCCAAGATCCCTGTTAACCACCCTTCTTCTGTGGGGGCTTAAATGCCAGCGCCAATAATCAATCCGGCCTCGCGGCCGGCAATCAATGTGCCAAAGGTCGACACCGTTCGTCAGGAAGTCACGGATATGCTCCCGAAGTGGGAGCAGATGCGTGACATCCTGAAGGGCGAAGAGGCCATCAAAGACAAGGGCGTCAAGTACCTCCCGATGCCAGACAACGAGCAGGATGATGCCTTCAACAAGAAGCGCTACGCTGCTTACAAGCTCCGTGCCAACTTCGTGAACTTCACCGAGCGCACTTTGCTCGGCCTCCAAGGCCAGGCATTCGCTCAGGACCCTGAAATCAAGCTGCCGAAAGAGCTGGAAGGACTGCTTTCGGACGCTGACGGCGACGGTGTTGGCCTGATCGAACAACTCGAGCAGTCCGTGGGCTACCTTTTGGCTTACGGTCGAGCTGGTTTGCTCACCGATTACCCGGTGCAAGACGAGCCGATCACCAAAGCTCAGCGCGACAACGGCGAAATCGGTCCCAAGCTGATCCTCGTCAGCCCGTTCTCGATCATCAACTGGCGTCACACCTATTACAAGGGTAAGAATCGCCTTTCGCTAGTGGTTCTGTCCGAGCAGTACCCTTTCGATGATGACGGCTTCGAGGTGACGTATGGTGAGCAATGGCGGGTGTTGCGCCTGGAAGGTGCTGATACCGATGAGCCACGCTATGTTGTGGACATATATCGTCGCCTGAAGCAGGACAATGACCCGGGTGCACCTACAAACCCGAAAAACATTGGCGCCGGCGAAATCGTAAAGCACGATACAATGGAACCTCTCGGCAACGATGGCAAGCCGCTGTCGTACATCCCGTTCGAGTTCATCGGGGCCAACAACAACAATGCGTCGCCGGATAACCCGCCGTTGCATTCGATTGGCTCCGTGAACCTCGCACACTACCGCAACTCGGCGGACTACGAGGAAGCCTGCTTTATGGTTGGTCAGCCAACCGCATGGGTTTCCGGCGTGGACAAGAACTGGGTTGAAGACGTGTGGGGCGGTAAGTTGTACCTCGGCTCGCGTGCGGTCATTGCCTTGCCCGCTGATGGTAGTGCGGGGCTCCTGCAGGCGCAACCCAATTCGTTGCCTTTCGAGGCCATGAAACAAAAGCAGGAACAGATCGTCGCTTTGGGAGCCAAATTGGCCGAACCTGGAAAGGTTCAACGCACGCTCGGTGAGAAGCGTCTCGAAGAGGCTACGCAAGCTTCGGTTCTGGTCAATTGTGTCCGGAACACGCAGTCGGCGTACCTCAAGGGCCTTCACAGCGCGCTTGAGTTCCACGGCGGCTCTGAAAACGACCTCAAGCTGGTTATCTCGACTGACTTCGCAATCTCTCGTCTGGAACCGAACGAACGCCAGGTTCTGATCAACGAGTGGATGGCAGGCGCGATCACCACCGAGGAGCTTCGCAGCCAACTCCGCAAGGCAGGCATTGCCTACCAACCGGACGACAGCCCTGAGATTGGTGTACCGCGAAAAGGCGCGGAAGACCCGTCCCAGAACACCACCCAAACCAAGCCGAAGGAATGAGCATGAAATTTTACCTCAGCAAAGCCGAATGGGACGCCCTCGATGACAGTCAGAAGGCGCTGTACAAGGCCATCGCGGATGGGCGCTACAAGCTGACCCTGGCCGATGATGACCGCGACGAGCAGGTGGCTCACCTGACCCAGAAAAAGGGCGTGGCGGAAGAGCATCGCTATAACGCCGAGAAGAAGGTCACGGAACTGACGGCCAAGGTCGAAGAGCTGACTGCCAAGATCGAAAAAGGCACCGAAGACGGCCATCGCAAGAACGGCGACGTCGATGCCCTGGACAAGTCGTGGACGGCCAAGTTCGACAAGCAGAAGGCGGACTACGAGGCCACCGTGGCTGCGCTGACCGCCTCGCTGAACGAACACCTCGTGACCAGTGTGGCGCAACGCATGGCCTCGGACATCAGCACCGCTCCCGAGCTGCTGGCTCCGGTCATCGCCAAGCGCCTGCGCGTCGAACAAGTCGACGGCAAGCACGTGACCAAGGTGATCGACGACGCTGGCAATCTGTCGGCGTTGACGATCGAGGACCTGCAAAAGGAAATCGCTGGCAAAAAGGAATACGCTAGCGTTATAATTGCAGGCAAGGGTTCCGGCGGCGGGTGGTCGCGGGGCCAACAGCGTGGCGGTGCCAGCGACAAGAAGTTCTCCGAGCTCTCCGACGAGGAGCGCATGGATTGGCACCGACGCGATCCCGAAGGGTTCCGGCGTGCTAGCGCGGCGGCGAAAGCCTCCAGCATTCCCATCTAAACCCTAAGGGAGCATTATTACATGCCTACCGTACGCTTGCAAGACGCGGTCATCCCGGAAGTCTTTGACTCCTACGAGGCCGTCAACACCGCCGAACTGGACACCTTCTACCAGTCTGGCATCGTGATCCACTCGGGTCTGTTCGACCAGTACGCCAACCAAGGCGGCACCAAGGTCACCATCCCCGCGTGGGGCGACCTGGACCTGAACGAAGAACCCAACTACGGCAACGACGACCCGGCTCAGCTGGCCGTGCCCAAGAAGATCGGCTCCTTGGAATGGGACGTCCGCAAGGCCTTCCTGAACCAAGGCTGGTCGACCATGGACCTGGTGCAAGAACTGGCCGGCTCGAACCCGATGCGTCGCATCCGCGCCCGCGTCGACAAGTACTGGCTGGGCCAGTGGCAACGTCGTCTGATCGCCTCGTCCCTGGGCATCATGAACGCCAACATCGCGAACGACAACGGCGACATGGTCTACAACATCGCCATCGAAGACGGCAATGCGGCCACGGACGCCAACCTGTTCTCGCGCAAGGCCCTGTCCGGCGCCATCTTCACCATGGGTGACCGCTGGAAGGACACGCGCGCCATCGCCGTGCACTCCATGGTCATGAAGCGCATGGTCGACAGCGACGACATCATCACCGTGCGTCCTTCGGACGGCTCCGACGAGGTGCACTACTACCTCGACCGCCGCGTGATCGTCGACGACATGCTGCCGGTGATCGCCGGCACGACCTCGGGCTACAAGTACGTGTCGATCCTGTTCGGCGGCGCCATGTTCGGCTACGGCAACGGCACCCCGAACCTGCCGACCGAAGTCGAGCGCGAAGCCCGCGCCGGTAACGGTTCCGGCCAGGAAACGCTGTGGACGCGCAAGACGTGGATCCTGCACCCCAAGGGCCACAGCTTCCTGAGCGCCAGCATCACGCAACCGCCTAACGGCGCGGTGCCCGCCTCGGCCACGCTGGCCGATCTGCAGAAGGCGGCGAACTGGGAGCGCGTGGTCGAGCGCAAGCTGGTTCCGATGAGCTTCCTCATCACCAACGGTTAATCGGCTGGGTGGCTGATTTTCCCCGGGGCTTCGGCTCCGGGGCTTTTTTCCACTGAGAAAAGGAATCCCATCATGCCCGATATGATCTGGCCGGGGACGAACCCCGAAAACCTGGACCTGCTGAAAAAGCAGGATGCGGTAGATACCGCCAATGGCAACTATCCCGGCGGGCCTGTGTTCTCCGGCGGTGCACTGTCTTTCGACAAGATCAAGGGCGTTGCTGCCCCGGATCAACTGCCGAAGGCCACGGCCACCACCGAAGGCATAGTCAAGCCGGGTACGGGTCTGGAGGTAGTCACTCCGGGCACCATCCAAGCCGCTTCCGGAGGCTAAGCATGGAACAAGTTGAAATCCAAAAAGGCAACCCGCCTTTTGCCAGTCTGCTGAGCAATGCGCTCTCGATCGACCAGCGCCTGGCACGTGAAGCCGCCGGCGAGCTGGTGGAAAACGACTTCGGCGAGGTCGTGGACGTTTCGGCCATCGAAGCGGAACGCGACGAAGCTGTCGAGCTGGCGAAAGGGCATGAAGCCACCATCGGCGACCTGCGCAAGCAACTGGACGCTGCGCGCAGCGCCGGTTCCGAAGCCGAACAACGCGCCAATGCCGCCGCGGCTGAAGTCGAAAAGCTGAAGGCCGAGCTGGCCGAAGCGAAGAAGCCGGTGGCTCAACCTGAAGCGGCTCCCAAGGCTTCGGCCAAGGCAGCCACCAAACCACCGGCAGAAACGCCGAAGGAGTAAGGAATGGCTGTCACCCTGGTTGTTGAAGACGGTTCCAGCCTGCCAAACTCGAATACGTACGTCTCTGAAGCTGAATTCGAGGCTTACGCAACGGGAATGGGGGCCGAAATCGTCAACCAGGCTGACGTTGTCCCTGCTCTGCTGAAAGCGGCTCAATACCTGGAAATCAAGCCTCGTGCTGAATACCAAGGCCGCAAGACCCTCGCGACGCAAGCCATGCAATGGCCACGTCGCGGGGTCACTATCGATTGCGTGGCCTTCCCGGACAACAAGATTCCGTTGGAATTGAAGTACGCTCAAATGGAATTGGCGATGATCGCCTTGCAGGATGATTTCCTCGAGCTCTTCAAGAACATTGACGGGTATCCGGCGTACCGAGTGAAGGTGGACGTGATCGAAGAGCAGTACATGACACCCCGTCAGCTGTCCACTCGGCCCGACGGTTCGATAGCACAACCGCAGTACCCAAAAGTTGATGGCCTCCTGTTCCCACTACTGATCGGCAACGAGTGCCCGGGCGGAGGTGGTGGCGGATGGGGCAATCTGCGGGCATTGAGGATGTGATATGGCCATCAGGCTCCACCGGCTCTCCTGGGCCGAACGCACGGCACTCCGTCTGGTCAAACAGTACGGAGTGCCGTCTTCCATTGAGGTCCTCCTTCCTGGAGGTCCTGATCCGCAACGTCCAGGCCGCATGCTGCCCTCCCAAGGCAGTCTGACATTCCGGCCCTCTGTCTTGATCCTTTCTGACCTGACCAACATCGAAATCCCGGCAAATATCGCCTTCGACAAGGTTATCCTCGTACCTTTCAGCTCGTTCCGTCCGAATCTGCCTCAAACGGCCATTCCGGATGAAGCGTGGCTCGGTGCGTCGGTCTTTCTGCCCATAGAGGGCAAGCAGGTCAAGCTCCACATCAAGCACTCGCAGTTCGTACGCCCCAACGGGAACACGATTCTGGTGCGATTCTTCCTGGGGATTTAAATGACCATCAAGAATCAGCAAGAAGCCGAAGACATTATGGCCAAAATGCTAATCGACGCGCTAGCGCCTGAAGGCATTCAGATTCAAGTTGTCGGTGACGCGCCTTTGACTGCACCCGCAGCCGCTGACTTGTGGTGCCGGATCGACATTCAGCACGCATTGGGTGGCCAGGAAACACTGGCTAACTTCAATGGCGTTCGTCGTTATAATCGTACGGGTACGATCATTGTACAGTGCTTTGCGCCTCTCGCTGACCGCGGAAACACTCGCTCAGGCGAAATAGCGGAGAAAGCTGTCCTGGTCTACGAGGGCAAGGCAGGAGCCGGCGGTGTCTGGTTCCGCAATGTTCGAGCTATACGGATTGGCGCCGCCGACGGCTGGTTCCAATACAACGCGGTTGCGGAATTTGATTACGACCTAGTGAGGTAAGAATGGCTACCTGCGCAGTACACAAAATTGACTCCAACATCGTCGGCACTCGCATCGCCGTCGAGGAGTGCCTGAAAGAGTTGCCCCAACCCGCCGTCAATACGGTCTGGAACCCTCTGGAGCCGAACGGCTTCCAGGATTTCGGTGTCCAAACCACGACGTCGGCGCGCAACCCCCTGAACCCTTCGCGTCAGCGCCAGAAGGGCATCGTCGTCGACCGTGAAGCTTCGGTCGGCTTTGGCCTGGACTTCGTCCTGGCGGAGCAGATGCGCCTGCTGCCTGGCATGATGTTCTCGACTATCCGCACTCCGGCCGGCGGCTCCCAAAAGTCGTTGACCGATGCCACGGTGTCCATCGAGAATGGCATGATGAAGCTGTCCGTCGTCGGCCTCGGCACGGCTCTCGACAGCCTCCGCCCGGGCGACTGGTTGTTCATCGGCGGTGACGCCGGCAAGCGCCTGGCCGAGGACGGCAACAACGGCTTCAAGCGCCTGTTCAAGATCGACACCACCGCGAACGAGCTGTGGTTCGACAAGGGCATCGAGAAAGTCGAGGCCGAGACCTTCGTGGGCGACTTCGATATCTACGTGCCGCAGACGCTGCGCAACGAGCTGGGTTCCGACATTGTTCGCACGTCGTACCAGTTCGAGCGCACCCTGGGTTCGCTGGACGGCAACGACCCGCCGCAAGCGGAATACGTTTCGGGTGCTGTGCCGAGCACGTACGCGCTGAACATCCCCACTGCGGAGAAGATGACGACTGACTGGACGTATATGGCGTGCGATGGCCAACTGCGCACTCAGGCTGAAGGCCTGAAGCCCGGCACTCGCCCGACGCTCCCGGACCAGGACGCCTACAACACGTCCACGGACCTGAAGCGCATCGTCATGTCCCGCGTGCACAACGGCACCACGGCTCCGGCCCCGCTCTTCGGCTTCCTGCTGGAATCGACGCTGAACATCAACAACAACCTGTCGGGCAACAAGGCCCTGGGTGTGGTGGGCAACTTCGATATCTCGGCCGGCACCTTCGAGGTCAGCATCTCGGCGACGGCGTACTTCTCCGACGTCGAGGCGATTCGCGCCGTGCATGAAAACGCCGACGTTACCCTGGACTATGTGTTCATGAAGAACCGCCAGGGTATGGTTATCGACCTGCCGCTGCTGTCCCTGGGCGATGGTCGTCCGAACGTCGAGCTGGATCAGCCGATCACGCTGCCCCTGACCGGCGACGCGGCCACGGCCAAGAAGCTGGGTGCGGACTTCGACTACACCCTCAACTTCAACTTCTTCACCGACCTGCCGGCTCTGGCCGACGAACTCTACCAATAACCCTTTCAACCACCCAGCTGATTAGGAGCTTTCATGAAACTCAACCCTTACGCCCAATTCGCTTCCGATTCCAACGCGGAATCCGAGGGCATCTGGATCAACTACGACCAGTTCCGTGTGCTGCTCGCGCGTGCTGGTGGTTCGAACCGCAGCTACATGCAAGCGGCAGACCGCAAGCATCGCGCCATGCGTCGCCAAGGCTCGCAGGGCGTCATCGCCATGCAAAAACTGTCCCGTGAGCTGCTGGTCGAAGCGTGCATCAAGGACTGGGAAGTTCGCGGCGAAGACGGCAAGTTCATGCCACACACGATCCAGCTCCCGAACGGCACCGTCGAGAAGTTCTCGAAGGAAAACGTCGAAGCGGTGATCTTCGCGCTGCCCAACCTGGCCGACGCCCTGAACAACGAGGCCAACAACGAGCAGCTGTACCTCGCCGAAGAGCTGCAGGCTGAAGCGGGAAACTGATCGAAGTCCTGCTCTACTGGCTAGAGCAGGACCAAGATCAGATTGAGTTCATAAAGGAGCAGTGCCGCATACACGGGAGACCTCTCCCGGAACGTATAGCCAACGCTCCTGAACTCTGGCCGGGACTCGAACTGTATCAATTGGCATTTAACCGCCTCAATACTGGTCGAGTCCCGGGCTTTAGTGGCCCTAGAGCTCTCTCCTGGATGGATATCGAGGAGTACTGCGATAGGGTCAAAGTGTTTGGGCCTGATAGAGATATCATGCATCATCACATGAAGGCAATGGACGCGGCCTTCCTGAAAGCGGCGAAGGCGAAGCAGCCTAAGCCACCAGGAGTCAAAAATGACAAGGCCGTCAACCAGCGTTAGTTTTACCAACTTCAGTAAACGGATGCGGTCGCTCGGGCAAGCAGTCGAGCATAACTCCCGAGAGGGCGTTAAGCAGATAGCCCGAGCCACCGTAACCACCCTCATAGCTCGGACCCCTGTTGATTCCGGACAGGCTGCGTCTAACTGGCAAGTGGGATTGGGAGGCATGCAAACTGCTCCTAAGTTCGGGTTCACGGATATTCCAGCCGCTCGTGCACTCGCCCTGGCCACTATAGAGCAAAGACAGGCAGGCCAAAATGTCTACATTTCCAACTTGCTTCCTTACATTGGCCGTTTGAACAACGGCTACTCATCTCAGGCGCCAGCTGGATTTGTGGAAAATGCCCTTGTCGTAGCACGGCAAGTGGCACGAAACATAAGGCTCCTTCAGGATGTCGGAAAATCTCCACGTAGAAGTAACTGAGCGCGGCGCCCGAGAGGTTAGCCGCAACATCGAGGACATTGGCTCTGCGGCCACCAAAACTTTGGGGCCATTGCGAAACCTGGAGCGTATGCTCGCAGGTTTCGTTTCTTTGCAGGCCCTCAATCAGCTCAGCAAAACCCTCGACACGTACACCGAGATGCAGAACCGCATCAAGACACTCGTAGGAGCCACCGGCGACTACAATGCTGTCTTGGGGCGCTTGGCTTCCATCTCGGCATCTACCCGTTCCTCCCTGAAAGACAACGTGCTGCTGTACCAGCGAATGGGCTTGGCACAAGCGGAATTGAACGCCTCTACCAATGAGCTGTTCAAGGTATCGCAAACAGTTGCTCAGGCGATCGCCATTCAGGGTGGCTCGGCTCAGACGGCCTCTGGTGCAGTGCTGCAGCTGTCCCAGGCCTTCGGCTCCGGGCGTGTGCAGCTGGAAGAATTCAACTCAGTTATCACGGGTCTGTATCCCGTTGCGCTTGCTGCCGCGAAGGGTATCGACGAAGCAGGCGGCTCGATTGCCAAGCTGCGCCGCATGATCGCTGACGGCGAGGTCAACTCCCGCATGCTGTTCCAAGGCATCCTCAAGGGTGCTCAAGACATGGAAGAGCAGTTCAAGCAAACCGTGCCCACCGTGTCGCAGTCCTTCATCGTCTTGAAGGATTCGATCATGGTGTATCTCGGCCAGCTGAACGATGCCATCGACGGATCGGAAACCTTCGCGCGTATGATCCTGTCGCTGTCCGCGAACCTCGACAATCTCGCAAAGGGCGTAGGTGTCATCGCTGTCGCCTTGGGACCTGCAGCTCTAGCCGGCGCTCTGGCTTTGGCCAATGGTCTGCTGATCCGTATGAGCACGATCGTCGCGGCCCACCCTCTCATTGCCTTTGGCACTCTGATTGCAGGTTCCATAGCAGCTCTCACCTTGTTCAGTGACAAGATGAATGCTCTGACTGGTGTCATCGACAGCAACGCTTCTGTGATTGAGCGTCTGGTGGCTACCTTCGAGGGCGCCAAGGCATACATCCAGTCGGCGTGGGAAAACTTCCCGCAATGGTTTGGCAACATCATCCGCTCGGCAATCAATGAGGGCATCGCTGCCATCAATGCCGGGGCGTCTTCCTTGCAAAAGTCCATGAAAGAAGACTTGGACATGAGCGAGAAGATTTTTGGTGCTCTGGGCATGGGCGATTGGGCTCGTGAACGCCGTGCCAAGTACGAAGCTCGGGCCAATGAGGCTATTGACCAAGGCTTCAAGTTGGCCAATCCGATCCCATTGCTGGCCGAGAACGATGACCAGTTCGCTCAGGCCGGCAAGAACGCCGGTGAGGCCTTCAAACAAGCGTACCTGCAGTCCCTGTTCGATCAACAGGAACGTCGCAAGTTCGTAGGTGAGCAACTGGACCTGGACGCGCGCTCGAATCGGCCTGCGGAGCCTTTCAGCTCCAAGGGCAAGAATAAGGCGTACAAGAAGGACCTGGATGACATCATTTACCAGCTGGACCAGCAAGCCCGTGGCCTCCAGATGGAAGCTGATGCACGTGAGCGTTTGAACCAGATCAACCAGTTCGACGCCCAGCTGAAGTACACGCTGAGCGAGCAGAACAAGGAAATGCTGGACCGCAAGCTCAAGTTCGTTCAGGCTCTGGAACGTGAGGCCAAAATCTACGACGAGATTCGTGGACCGCAGGTCGAGTTCCAAAAGAACTACGATGCGCTGAACCAGCTGTACTCACAAGGCAAAATCAGCCTGGATGAGTACAACCTGAAGCTCAACCAAATGCGCATGTCCCTGCTCGAGCTCGATCGCACGATGCAAGGTGGCGTGCAGCTGGGTGTTATGCGGCTGGCTGATGAGTTCACCAATCTGGGAGACCTGGTCTCTAAGACCCTGGTGGATAGCTTCAAGCGGGCAGAAGACGCCTTTGTGAAGTTCGTGTCGACTGGTAAGCTGGAGTTCTCGAGCTTGGTTGATTCCATCGTCCAAGATATCGTTCGCCTCGCGGTGCGTCAGTCGATCACGGGTCCGATTGCCGGTATGCTCGGCAGCGCGTTCGGCTCGTGGCTCGGTTCGGGCAGCAGTGGTGGTACTCAGATTGTGGGCAATGGCATTGGCAACAACACCTCGGCGGCTGTTCAGTGGGGCGGGTCCTTCGCCTCGGGTGGTAACTTCCGAGTTATGGGTGCCGGTGGTGTAGACAGCCAGATGGTTAGCTTCATGGCCACGCCGGGTGAAGAAGTATACGTGCGACACCCAAATGAAGGTTTGAATGAACGTGGCGGTGGGGGCGTGGTTATCTACTCCCCTATTACCGTAATGAACAATGCCTCTGATAAGGTTCAAGTCTCGTCGCAGCAGCAACAGGATGAGGATGGCAACACCTCTACCGTGCTGACTATAGACTTTGTGGAGCAACAACTGGCTGGGCGCATGTCCTCTGGTCGCGGTCCTCTGCATCGATCCACGCAACAAGCTTTCAACCTGAATTCGGCGCCAAGGAGCTAACGTGGCAGTACCCTACCCATCCGATGTATTGCCACTGCCTGTACGTGACGGTCATGAGGACACTCTGGTAAATGCCTTCACCCGCTTTAAGCGGGATGATGGCAAGTACCGGACTGTCCGCAAGTACTCGGCCCAGCCACGTGCGATCAGTGTAACTTGGAAGCTCACTTGGGACCAGCTGAAATATTTCGAGGGCTTCTTGGAGTATGACCTGAAAGGGGGCACCGAGAAGTTCGAAATCCAGTTTGGGCCTAATGAGCCGAAGTCGGAGGCTCAACTCCTCGAAGGCGTGCCAGGTGCTGCTTTCGATGAGAAGACCAATCATTGGCGTGTGACGACACGGGTACAAGTCATGCAGGTGGCGCCTCCGCGCCGCCCGCTGACTTATTACCCACCTATGCCGGCAATCATACCTGAGCCTGAGAAGGCCCAGTACCAGTATAACCAGCCAGATGCACTGACGATTGACAAGGATGAGACCGGCCCAGGCACATTGAAAAGCCGCCGACGCTTCTCGAGTAAGCTTACTGAATATCGCGTACAGTGGCTGCTCGATAATGAGCAGATGGCTGCATTCGACGCGTTCGTACACAATGAAATAGCGGACGGTCTTGCGTATTTCAAAGCTCCGTTTGCAAGCGGCGAGGGGCCAACCCAACTGCGTGCTCGGTTCATGTCCCCGCCGGTCAAGCAACCTTTAGGCGCGCTGGCGTGGCGTGTGGACGGCCAGCTTGAAACGTCAGAAATGCCCATCATTTCTGAATACTTGTACAAGTACCGCGATGGTGTTAGCGTTACTGAAGGCTTGCTGTTCTCGGAGCAAGTGTTCTTTAACGTGTTTCGTGGGGCGTTCTTTGACGAGGCATTTACCTATGCTGAGCAAGTGTCTTTTAGCTTGAAAGTCTCGTATAAAGAAGCCATTGTTTTTGAAGAGGCTGTAAGTTTGTCGGCGACTTATAGTAAAATGTTTGAAGAAAGCCTGGTATTTGGCGAGTCCGGCTCAATATCTACTGCCGACTATGTGGATGACTCTTACTTCTCTGAGTCATATGTTGGCTATAACGTTTCCTTTTGAGGTAGAAACCTATGAAATCCGGATTCCTCTGGGTCGGTGAAGTCTTTTTCGAGCTCAACAAAAAGCTCATCTACCGCAAGAATATGGTAATGGACAGTGGCCTGATTTTTGCCTCTGATTCCATTTTCATGCCTGCACAAAATCAAAAGCTGTCGTGCATTGGCCTCGGTTCTGGCACCACGGCAGTAGCTGCTGACCAAACGGCTCTTGCAGTACCCCTGCCTTTGGCCACTGGAGGCTCTGTGTTTCGCAAGGCCTTTGACGCTGAGCCTACTCGCACTGGCGCCGTGACTGAGGTGCTGACTACCTTTGGTCCCGGTGAAGTTGTGGGCAATGTCAATGAAGCCGGGCTGTTCACTGAAATCGCTGGTGGCATCATGTTCTCACGCGTGAAAACTGATGTCACCATACCCAAAGACGCAGGTGCTGAATTGCGCGTGCGGTGGGTCATCACGGCTAAGCGCGAGGCCTAACCATGGCTGATATCGTATACCGTTTGGAAAAAGGGTCTCCTCTCACCAATCAGGAGATGGATGACAACCTGCGTGAGCTCGATCAAAATCGAGTGAAAACGTCCTTACTCGGCGCAACGGTTGGTGACGGCATTCCCGTTATGGAAGACGGGGTCATCAAAGAAGAAAACCTACCTCCAATCTCTTCCGGCCCGCCTGTGGGCTCTGTCTCGTGGTGGCCGAAGCGCGAGAGCATATCCAATGGGCAATTGCCAGCAGATGGACAAGCTGTCTCCCGAGACACGTTTCCTGACTTGGCGCAAATGGTCATTGACGGCAATTTGCCCGTTGTTACGGAAGCGGACTGGCTAGCAGACCCGCTGAAGCGCGGATCGTTCACACTTGGTGACGGTTCTACCACGATCCGTCTGCCTGATTACAATGGCCGGTCCTTGGGGTCACTTGGTGCTATTTTCTTGCGCGGTGACGGTGCACTGTCGTCAGGGGCTAATGGCTTGATTCAGCGCGACGCTTTGCAAAATATCAAGGGCTCAGTGCGTACCACCTATGGAGCAATTGGCGGGTCTGAGGGAGCTCTTGCCACGTTAGCAGGTGTTACGGATGGTGCACCCCAATACAACACCAGCGCCCAAGGTAATCGTCTAGATTTTGATGCTTCACGCTCTGCACGCACAGCAACCGAAACACGTCCTTTGAATGTGTCTGGCGTTTGGACCATTCAAGCTTTCACAGCAGTGACTAACGCTGGCAGCATTGATATTGGAGCTTTGGCAGCGGATGTTACAGAGCTGCAAGGCGACATTGAAATTTTGGGGCCTAAGGTTGATGCCTTGGGTGCGGCGTTTGAAACTCGAGCTACACGCTTGCGAGTTAAGTCACGAAACTATGCTACTGCAGGGTCTAATGCTCCTAGCACGGTCACGGCTGCTCGAATCACATTTCGTCCGTATGATGTGGCAGGCAAGCCTGTTACGTTGAATACCTCCGCTCTTACGCTTAATAATGATACTCGTCAAGTTGGCCTAAATGGCCGTGACACTGCAACGGCCTTTCCTAGCCCGTCTGTTGTCCATTTATTTGCAGTTACCAATGGCACTTCTGTATGGACTTTGGCTTCGACTAATTTGCCTGAAGTAGGGCCAACACCGTCAGCTGGCTCTGAGGGCCTGCCCACGCACTTCTGCTACTTGACTACCATCTTGCACAATACTTCCGGATTCCTTCAGTGTGACACTATTGGATCAAAAGTAGTTATGATTGGCAACGTAACTGTTGCTACGTCCATAACTTCCGGGAACCGTTATAGCATTAATATGACGGGCGCCTACCCGTATCAATTTGCAAAAGGTTGGGGCGGGACGTTTTATTCAACTCTTACCGCAGGTGTAGCAAATGCGGCACTTACATTGTTCGCAGAATGGGAAATGGGAGCGAACCACGTATCTGTAACCGCGTACTCTGCAGCAAACTCTAGCGCGTACTCGTATTTGAGGTCCGAGTTCCCGGCTGGCCAGTACATATGGGTTTATGCTGGTTTGTCTGGCCCTAGCAGCAGTTTCCTTGGTCGTATTTTCCTAGACGATTATGAGATTTACAACAATTGTGACTGAGGTATAAAGCATGAGCTGGGAACAAGCAATGAAGGAGGCATATGCCTCCTCGCCTATTGATGAAGTTGAGCTGTATACCCTGGAGCTGCGGCACTCGCGGTTCCGGGATGAGTTCGGGGAGCCTACAACTGTGCGAGTGGTTCAAGGCTACGAAGACGTTACCTTGGGCTTGGAAGACGATGCGCCTGTGGACCCTGGTAAGATGGTGCTGTTCAAGGCCGTTCGCTTTGCTCTCACGCTGCCACGTGTCGAAGAGAACGCAGTGCCAGAGCTCCAGATCACAATTTCCAACGTTTCGCGTGAAATCACGAAACACCTGGAAGAAGCGATCGCAGTGCTGGAGCCTATCTCTGTCACGTTCCGGCCATATTTGGCCTCCGTGCCTGAGCATCCGCAGATGAATCCGCCTCTGCACCTTACCCTCAAAAAGGTCAAGGTCGACGTCTTCCAGGTTACTGGCACTGCCTCCCTGGAAGACGTCCACAACTGGCCTTTCCCCTTCCGCAAATACTTGCCCGACGAGTGGCCAGGACTGAAGCGATGACACCTGAACAAGTCTCCGAATACATGGAAGGCGGTTATACCTGGGCCATCGACGGTGATGGCCCTAAAGCCTTCAACTGCTGGAACTTCCTGCGACATATCCAACGTGAACACTTTCGCAAGGAGCTGCCGGAAGCCCTCCTCGACAACGAGGAGTTTTTGCGGGCCATGTTCGTAGAGAATATGCAGGCTGGGGTGTGGCAACCAGTCTATCCGCCGAACCACGGCGATGCGGTTCTTCTCAAGGGCGGGTCTGACCCTCATGTCGGTGTCTATTTGGATATCGACGGCGGCATGGTACTCCATGCTATGCGTGGCTTCAACATACTCGCCACACCGCTCCGCAACTTGAGCATGCTGAGTTTCGGACGAGTGATCTACTACCGAATCAACAAGGAAATTCCCGATGACGACGCTCCTGCTGCATAAGGACGCCTTCCGCCCCTCGGCAAGCACAGAAAAGAAGAGCTTGCGAGCTGGGGTGCGTATCAGCACCTTGCTCCGGCAAGAGATGTATATCTCTGGCCGAGGCAAGTCCCTCACCCGCCGAGTGCCGTTTGTCGTGGTTCGGAATGGTCAGCCTGTGCTTCAAGCTCAATGGTCGGGCCGAATCAAGAAGGGGGACAACCTGTCGATCGTGCACTTGCCTAAGGGCGGTGGCGGTGGCAGTAACCCCATGCAGATCGTCATGACCGTGGCCATCGCTGTCGCCGCCGCCTATACGGGTGGCGCTGTTGGTGCAGCATACGGGGTTGGCTGGGGCGCTGCGGCTTCCGCTGCCGTCATGATTGGTGGCACCCTGCTCTTGAACATGTTCTTCCCGCCGGAGACGCCGTCGCCGATGGATATGAACAGGGAAAAGGCAAGCCCCACCTATTCCTTGACAGCACAGGGCAATACCGCGCGGCTGCTCGAGGCCATACCAGTGTTGTATGGCCGCTTTCGCACGTTCCCAGACTTGGCATCGTCGCCGTACAGCGAGACTGTTGGCAATGAGCAGTACTTGTACCAGCTCTTCTGCATCACGCAGGGCAGCATGGAAATTGAGAAGCTCCAAGTCGATAAGGACGACTTCGCCACGTATGGTGAGATTCAGTACCAGGTTGTGAATCCTGGTGAGAAGGTCACTCTGTTCCCAGACAATGTTATCACCAGCATTGCAGTCAGTGGCCAAGAGATGACCGCCCAACAAATGTTTGGTCCTTTTGCGGTCAGTGCACCCGGCGTTGAAGTCAACCACATTGCTGTCGACTTGTCGTGGCCGGGTGGTGCCTATTACATGAATGACCAGGGCAAGTTCAACTCGTCCACGGTCCAAGTGCAGTTTGAGTACCAGAAGATCGACGATAACGGGAACGCTCTCGGCCAATGGGAAATCCTCGTTGAGAAGGGCTATACCTTCTCGACCAGCACGCCCCAAAGTGTCACGGAAAAAGTTGCCGTGGCTCTCGGTCGCTACCAGGTGCGAGGCATCCGTACTACGCCGGCAAACTCGGATAACAAGGAGCAGAACAAGACAACTTGGACTGCTCTGCGTGGCTATGCCCAGTCACATCATGACTATGGTGACGTCACTTTGCTCGCGGTCATTATGAAGGCCACTAACAACCTGAACCAATCGACGTCGCGCCAGATCAACGTCATAGGTACGCGCAAGCTGCCAGTTTGGGACCCAGTCAACGGCTGGTCGCTGACCCCTCAGCCTACCAAAAACCCTGCTTGGGCTGCCGCGGATATTCTGCGTAACCCAACGTACGGTCGTCGGCTGCCGACGTCGCGTATCAACATCCAAGAGCTGTACCGCCTGTCACAGGTGTACGATTCGCGCGGTGACGAGTTCAACGGGGTCTTTGACTCCACGAGCCAATTGTGGGATGCACTGTCGAAGGTGTTGCGCGTGGGTCGGACTGTACCAGTCAACTACGCGGGCCTTGTCGACTTCGTACGCAACGAGCCCAAGACAGTGCCTACGTTCATCTTCCAGCCGCAGAACATGGTGGAGAACACGTTCAGCACTGATTACATGTTCGTGGATACCAATTCGACGCCCAACTATGTGCAGATCGAGTACACCGATGGCAATACGTGGGACGTGGCCACTGTGGACTGCATCCTGCCTGGTACTGCCCCGACTGTGCCGTCCAAAGTATCCATGATGGGTATTACCAATCGCGCGCAGGCTTGGCGCGAAGGCATGTCCATGGCCGCTTCCAACCGCGATCAGCGCCGGATGATTTCCTTCACGACTGGTCGCGAAGGGTATCTGCCACGCTATGGCGACCTGGTACAAATCTCACACGATGTTCCACAATGGGGCCAGTCAGGTGAAGTGCTGGGCTTTAACCCTGGTCCTGACGATCCTGAATGGGGTCTGCATGGCGAGCTGGTGTCCAATGAGCCCTTTGAGTTTGCAGAAGGGTCGAACCACGCCATAGTCTTCAAGAAGCGGGACGGATCGCCTCATGGGCCCTTTACGGTTGTGCCACATCCAGATGGCGATGCCAAGAAGGTTATCGTGCAGGGCACGTCTGCTGCTCTTGAGGAGATATACATTTCGGACGGTTTTCGTGAAGAGCTGACGCAGTATCAGTTCGGTCCTACCGAACGTCGTGGCATACGCGCAATCGCGTTGTCGTCTACTCCGGATTCGTCCGGTCGCGTCGCACTCACCTTCACGAACTACGCGGACAGTGTGCACTCCGCAGAAAACGGGGGCGTGGTGCCACCACCAGGGCCAGAATCTGGTTTGCCAGGCATGAACCCAGTGCCAATTGTCAGCTCCGTCACGGTTGAGCTGACGCCCTTTGCATGGCAGCAGAACATTGTGGCAACGCCAGCTCGTGGGGCTACGTCCTATGAGTTTGAGATCAGCCAGGACGGTGTCAGCTGGTCCAATTTGGGCATTCAATCGACCAGCTCTATGCAGGTTAACCTGCCTGGTGGTGTTTGGTTTGTCCGAGTGCGTGGTATCGGCGTAGCGATCGGTCCTTGGGCTTCTTGGACGGGCATGATCGAGGCATCGGCGCTGCCAGTGTCCCAGATCGACCACGTTAGCATCACTTCGCAGGTTTTTGGTATCAACCTCGAGTGGGCTGTGCGTGAAGACGACTTCCTGGCCGAGTCCGTGGAAATTTACTGGGGCACAACGAACATTCTGGGCAATGCTTCTAAGCTAATCCAGTTGCCGTTGCCAGCCAATAAGTTCGCTGTAACAGACCTCGGGCCGGGCCAGAAGCGGTATTTCTGGTTCCGGGTTATCGACGAAGCCGGCCGTGTTGGTCCTTGGTATAACGCCGGTGTCGGTTTGCTGGGCTCTTCGAGCGATCAGGCCGATATCATCATGGAGTACCTTGATGGTAAAATAACGGAAACGCAGCTCGCGCAAGCCCTCATTGCCAAGATCGAATCTGGGGGCGGTGCCGCCGTCGAGGTTGAGGCAATTCAGAACGCCTTGGCTGCAATGTATACCATCAAGACCCAGCTCACCGCAGGTGGCCGCACGGCTCTCGCCGGTATTGGTGTCGGGGTGGAAAACAACGAAGGCGTGCTCGAGTCCCAAGTCCTCGTTTTGGCAGACCGTTTTGCGGTGGGTCGTTCTGACGATGAGACTGGCACCTTCAAATCTATGTTCATCATTGACAATGGCAATGTGTACATGGATACGGCCTTCATCAAGAATGGCACTATTACCAACTTGATGATTGGCGATATCATCCAGTCCAATGACTTCGTGTCGGGTGTGTCTGGCTGGCGTCTCCACAAGGGCGCTCAAGGGCTCGAGATGAACGGCACCGGCAACGGGTACCGCGTCCGACTAACCAACACCGGCTTGTATGTGTGGAACACCAACACCGGTGTACTTTGCGTAGAAGTGGGGCTTTTGACTTAAATGGCTACTGGTCTCCGGGTCCGTGACCCTAATAGTGGCAGAATTGTTATGGACACGTCCTACCGGGCAGGACGTGTCCTTGACACCATCTTTTTCACTGCCAACTCTGGTAATAGCTTCAATGCGGGTCTGTCCCAAGGCGAGTTGTTCTATCGCATTGGGGCTACCAACAATACAGCTGTATACCCTGATACAAACATACTTGCCCAGCTTAACTCGCTATCAGTGTACAAGTCAGGGCAATATATCTATTGGAGCATAGGTTGGGGACCCAACCAGGCTCTGCCGCCCGGCTATGTCTGGGCTCTCATGTTTGGAGTCTACTGATGATTGGCCTTAGGTCCAAGAATGACGCTGGAACCTTCCAAGTTGATCCGAGTTACTCGAACCTGGTGGCTCGTGGCCCTCGTACTAACTGGGGCAAAATGTCTCCGGGTAATCCCTTTACCCAGAACAGTCCTCCACCGGCAGGAACCACGGCGCGAAGCTTGATCGTGTCAGACAACCTGTTTGACAGTCCGTACTTCGGATGGAATTGGGGCTACTGCTACCTCTTTCAATCTCCGACGGAAGCCGGGCATCAGGCTATTAGCGGTGTGCCTGGCCTTCGCGTGCGGAACGAGAATACTGGCGCCATCGTATGGCAGCATAACCTCCGTATTCTCAAAGTTACTGACGCAGTGTATGGAGCCACCAATGGTTGGGCGCGTTCGTACCCAGCCGGCCGCATCTACCGTATCGCCCCTATATCTTGGGGCGGACTGTCGATTATTATTGATAGAGGCGACGCCGGCATGGGCGACGGATCACGGCTCTATGAATCGCGGTGGCGATCCTGCTACTGGAATATTAATGGTACTACCGTAAGTGTGGAGCAGCGTGATGACTATGATCCTATCTTGTGGGACGGTCCTGGTGGAATGGCCGGAACGGTGGGTCAAAGCCCACATATCAGCTTTCTAGTTATTGATGTGACTGACCTATAAAACAAGGGGGCCAAAGCCCCCTTTGTCATTTCACTTCATGCCGATCCAGCTCAACAGGCCGCAGATTTCCGCAATAAGTGCCAGATTGAGCGCAAGCATCGTTGCGATACCCAGGCCCATAATCCAGTTTTCGGTCCTTGACCCGCTCAACGGAGACGTGGACGTAGGTTTGGCCAGAGCCTCGTGGAGCGGGGAGAGAAAAGGTCGCGCGGGGCGAGACGACGATGACTCGATCGAGCGAACGTTGGACATAATCGATACCTCCCAATTCTTCAATTTCAGTGGCCTTCGCATTAAAGGGCAAAAAGCACAGCACCACCAGCAGGATAAGCAGGACGACGCCGAGGAACCAGTGCAGCGGGTTTTCCTTGCTGTACTGCCGTACTTGTTTCGGCGTCAAGTAGAGGTTACTCGTGCCAAAAGCTTCATCCGAGGAACGGAACGATTTGCCAGACCAGTTCGGATGATTGACATTGATTTTGCTCATTTCTTGCTCCCTTTGGCGAGCATTGCTCGCAATACGATTTCAGTTAACACAGCTACATTAATATGGCTTGTATGGCAGTGTTCAAGCTTTACGCCGTGAGTTTCGCCTGCGCAATCAGTGTCAAGGATATAGACACCGGGCATCCACTTCATCCTGTCTATCTTCCTTATGCGTGGCATAACCTTTTGCTCCGTTCACAGTATGGATTCATTATAGAGCTAGGCCTCAATCCTAGATACCAGCACTTTGTAACCGCTGGCCGATCGATAATCGCCCACGCGTATAATTAAGCACTAAATGCAGCGAAAGTTGCCTACATTCAACCTGAAAAGAGGTACCTGTGGGAGAAATCACAATACTCCAATGGGTCTTCGGTGGTGGAATCGCGGCCGGATTGGCAGCGGCTGGAATCAGGTTGATTCAGAGCCTAGCCCTTAAGGATCAAGCTCAGAGAGCGGACCTGTCTGGAAACCTATCGGTTATTGGTAACTATGGCTCGTTCGTTGAGCGCCTTACTACGGCCAATGAAGCCCTGATAGCCCAGCTCAAAGAGCAGCAAGAGGAAACCGAGAGGTGGCGGAGTAAATACTACCTCCTACTAGTGGAGAAAAACCATGTCGAACAAGATCAATAGGGCCTTGTGCCGATTTGGGGTAAAGCACCCCGCTGTCCTCGAACGCACCTACTTCTGGTTGATGATGTCCATATCCGTGCTAGCGGGTGTGGGCTTCACTCTGGCCATGCTGGGTGGTAAGTCCATCGTGGACCAGGAGCGTATGCAACAAGTCTATGATGACAGTATCACAGCCATCCGTGCTGAAGCTGATGCTCGTGTCAAGGACGCAAACGCCAAACTGGACGCCATCCTCAACCGCATACCGCCAAATGTCGTAAATTCGGCGGTGAAAGGAGCAGGCCTTGGCAGTAAGCCCTAAGGTCTATATCCTGTCCACGCTTGCGGCTGTCGCCGTAACCTGGTGGTTCTACTCGTCCAATATACGGGCCGCAGAAGCTCGCGGATACGCCAAAGCAGTGGCAGAACAGACTGCAGCCACCCTAGCCCAGTCCGAAGCCAACCGTCTCAAAGAGATGGAGTGGCAGGACGCTTGGGCCCAAGAACAACAGAAGCATGCCCAGGAGCTCGAACATGCGCGCCTTATTGGTGTTACTGCTAACCGCAACTATTTCCGGTTGCGGGAGTCCATTGCCACCGAAGCCGCTAATGCCGCCGCGCTCGCCAAGTCTGCCGGCATCAGTGTCAGTGCCGGTGCCTCCGCCTGGATGGTACTTGGAGAGGTTCTCGACCGATACCGAGAAGTGGCAGCAGATGCTGACCGGTACACCCAAACCATCCGAGAAGTCCAAGGATGGGCTTCCGTAACCAAGGAAAGCAAGAAATGAACCTCACCCCACACTTCACGTTGGAAGAGCTGATCCACTCGGATACGGCGATCGCGCGTGGCATCAAGAACGTTCCGAACGAGACCGAGAAGGCCAATCTGCTGCGCCTGGCACAGTCCCTGGAAGAGGTGCGTAACCTCTTGGGTGGCAAGGCCATCATCATTTCCTCGGGCTACCGTGGTGACGCCCTGAACAAGGCTGTCGGTGGCGTCGCCGATTCGGCTCACCGCTATGGCCTCGCAGCTGACCTGGTGTGTCCGGCATACGGCTCCCCGTACGAAATCTGCAAGGCCATCTCGTCTTCGAACATCATGTTCGACCAACTCATCTACGAAATCGGCCCGCGAAGCCCGTGGGTGCACTTTGGGCTGCGGGCCGGTAATCCTCGGCGCGAGGTGCTTACGTGGAAGACGGGACTTGGCTATCGCCAAGGGCTTCAAAAGCTGTAGGCGTGATATGAAGATGGGAGCGGAAATCAGACTTGACGTCCGCTGGTTGGCCCTCGTTGATGACAATCGCGAGGGCCTCTTCATTGGAGATTTCGCGCATGCCACCGAGGTAGCCGAAGCGTTCCATGAAACGCGAGTAGGTCTCTTCGCTGTCGAACGAGAGTACGCGGGCCTTGCCGATCCAACTGTGGGTAATGAATTTCATGTGTAGGGTCCTTTTAGGTTTTAGGACGCGCGCACGCATCCAGCAGTCTTTGTGGCGTCCAGTCCGTTGCTTCGCGTGCGCAGGCCCGGATTTCTTCTTCCGTGATGGGTTTTTGAAAGGCCAGGAGTTCTGAACCTGGGATGAGATACTTTTTGCTTTCATGACCGGAACCTATCTGCAGTAGCACGTACGAGTGTCCGCCAGCGTGGTAGCGGTTCCTGTGCCATGCTATTTGTTCGGCGGTGATGTTATGGCGTATGGGAGTTGATTCCCGAGCTGGCCGAGCCACCGCCTTGAGCTCAAGCCAGAAGGATATGCTGCTAGGCCACATTTTGAGGCATGCCTCCACGTCCGGGATTCCGAGCCCCGTAGTGCTCTCGATCCGTTGGATGTGGAGGTCACGCCCAAAGTGTACCTTACCTTCACGGACCCATTTCCACAGGGCCGTCTCGGCGATCTTTGGGCTGGCCGCCATCAGCTCATTTCCACCAGCTCGATGCTGCTTTCATGTGCCAGGAGCATCGAGAAGCGGTGGCTCTCGCCCCACACCGGATGATCGACTTCAGGGCCGGGGCTTACCACACGAGCAATGCCGACCTGACTGATGGTCTTCATGCACTCATGGCAAGGAAAGCGCGTTGCATAGAGTGTCGCATCTTCCAGCATAAGCTTGGAGTCAACGTGCAGGATGGCATTCAGTTCTGCATGGACGATCAGCCCGCGCTTCAGCTCTTTCGAGGCGTAGCGCTCCGGCAGGTCAATGACTTTCTCCGGGAAGCCATTGTAGCCCATGCCGATGATACGGCGCTCTTGCACGATTACAGCCCCGACAGGACGGTCATCCTTCGACCAGCCCTTGACCAGATGAGCCATCTGGATGAAGCGCTTGTCCCACTTGAATTGAGACGTTTGTTCCGGCTTGATGGTTACAGTGCCCCAGTCTATTTTGCTCATGCCACTACCTCCGGGCGGCAGTTGAAGAGTGGATGCACGGCACGGCTGTCCGCGACGTTGTAGTGGGCCACGTAGTCATCTGGTTCGCGCTCGATGTCGGACATGGAGAAGCGTTCCATGTAGATCATCGGGGCTTCATCGGTCCGCTTCAGGGCCTCCGCCGCCATTTCTTGGTGCTTCTTGTACAGATGGGCATGGCCGACCAGTACAGAGATGAACCCCGGCTGAATGCCCAGAGTGTCGGCCATGGCCGTCACCAGAAGCGAGTGGGTCAGCATGTCGTAGGGCAGGCCCACGAACAAGTCAGACGACCGCAGGAAGTAGGACGAATGCAGCTGACCGTTGATGATGTTGAGGGTGAATGACGCCGGGCACGGCACATTCTTCTCGCCCTTGTTCAGCAGGCCGTCGCGGCTCGGATCCCAGGCCGAGATATAGATTTGGCGGTTGGTCGGGTCCATGTGCAGAGCGTTCACGGCGTCCAACAGCTGATCGCGCCCGAAGTGGTTGCGGTAGCGATAGCCGTACGCGTTCTTCACGCCCATCATATGCGTCTGTCCATCCAGCTCGAAGCCCACGGGCTCTTCGAACTTTTCCCAGATACGGCAGTGCTTCTTGATCCAGCTCGTATCTTGGGTGCCCTGGAGAAACCACGCGGCTTCGGCGGCCGCCGTCTTGATGTACGTGCGACGCAAGTCGATCATGGGTGCCATACGGTTGGCGATCCAGAAACCCCACGACAGACCGCCGGGCATGGTGCGAATCACTTCACCAGTGCGCTCGTTGTGCTGCTCGACGATGTTGGAACCTGCCAACATGCCCGTGATGATGCTGCGGTACTGTTTAGCGAAGCTCATGCCTTCTCTCCCATGGCGTTGCGGCGGGCCAGTTCGGCATAGCCGCCGATGTCCTTCCAGTTGTCATCGTACTTCGGATCGCCTTCGATGATGCGGCCGATCTTCTCGACCAGCATCGTGAGTGCCCACTTGCCCCAAGGCGGAATGGCCACCCACTTGGGATGCTTCTGCATGCGCTCGAGCAAGTCAACCGTCAGCTCGGCACGGCCGCAGAACGTGCCATACAGAGCTACGCGGCTGTCAACGAGCTCTTCGGATGTCTGAGCTTGTGCTTGCTTGTTCAGGTCGTCGTAAGCAGCACGTTGACCCGTGGACTTCTTGGCTACCTTTGCCAGAAGACCACTAGCAGCTTCAGCTAAGACCTTGCCGTCACCTGCATTCCAGGCCCGCGTAATGCGGGCTTTCTCGGAAGTGGTAAGTGGTCGGCCTGCTTTGATAGCAGTACTGTCGAGGAAAATTTGCAGATTGGATTTGCGGGCCATGTCAGTCTTCCTTCTCAGCTTCTTCGGTGGCGGGCTCTTCATCGACCCAGCCGATGGCGCCGGCGATGTCGGGAGGGGTCCAGCCTTCGGGCTTGACAGCATCATGCTCGCCGGCATTCGGGCGCTTGGCAACCTTGCCATTCACCTTGCGCATGTTGGCTTCATGCACGGCCTTGAAAGCCCTCGAGGCGTCCACATGCATTTCGGACAGAGTGCCCAAGGCAATGTAGATGGTGTCGATCAGGCCATCTACCACTTCGGGCCCATTGCCTTGAGCGTAGGCGTCGGTCAGCTCCTGGAGCTCTTCCTGGAGGTGCTCGATACGCGCCGCCATACGGTCATTGGCCAGCAGCTTTGGCTGGAGCTTGTTGACGCTGGTGACGCCGTTTTCAAAGGCTATTTTGTGAGTTCCCGAAGGTACCTTCAAAATGAGCTGATTGAAAGCATGGGTGTCTTTCTGCACCAGCGCTAGGCTGATGAAGTCGTAATTTACCAGCACATCGTATTGGGGTTCGGTCATACTTGTTCTTCCTTGATGAAGGGATCAACCTTGCCGGGTACAAACACAGTCGCGGTATTGTTGGCAAGGGAATAACCAATACCGTGATCTTTCTGAAGAATGAAGAGGTGGCTCAGTATGTTCGAGCGCGTGGTCTTGAACACAGCCATGGCAGCGTGGATAGACTTGGGGCCGCCTCCGTCCTCCAAGAACCACGCGAGTACTTCACCACGCTTGGAGGTACGCTTGACCAGCTTCTTGATTTCCTCTTCGGACTGCTTGCCCTTGCGACTTCCTTCCGTCTTCGGCTCAATGGGGTCGCCAAAGTCGTCGTATTCGAGGCCAGCAGACAGTTCTGTAACTGGTGGCTCAACGCCGAAGGCCTTGAGAATGATTGCGGCCATGCCGAAGTCACGGCGCATGCCCAGGTGGACCCAAATGGCCCACTTCTTGAGCAGGTGCGTGGTCAGCGTGACGAGGTTCAGGCGCTGTTCGGGCGTCCGCAGAGAGGCATATTCGGCCGACCGCTTCGAGACCTGGTAGGACTGAAAGGTAAACGGGCAGAAGATCGTGCACTGCTTGGCGCCGTCGATGATGATCGCATGGCTCCAGCCGATAACCGGGGGATTCTGCACCTCGTTCACACGCGCCGACTTCGACTCCAGGTCGCCACGAGCCCAGTACACACGGGCCCAGCCGAAGTTGTCCTTAATCATTTCATAAGAGGGTGCAGTCATTACAGGTCCTCGATGCTAACGCCGTAGACGCGGGCAAAGTCCGCATGGTTGCTGTACTTCTCGATGGGCTCTATCTTGTCAGGATTGAGTGACTTGACAGTAACCGGCCATTCAGGGTTCGAGTGTAGTGCAACTCGCGTCATGAGGTGTTTAGCACCGCATTGGTTATTGATGACTGCCGTAGATACCAGTGTAACTTCCATACTCATTTTATCGGAGGGGAAGTACTTCACGTTTTCCAGCAGCCATTCAGCGTCACGCTTATAGAGTATGGTCATTTCGAGCTCCTTGTTGTTCAGTCATTAAGGATATTATAGCCGAATCCTCGAGTGCAGACAACCAGCGGAGAGCAACAAATGTAACAGACCGGGAAATAAAAAAGCCCCGAGAAACTCGGGGCCTTTTTTGCCGTTGACGCAGGCTTACGTGGCGCGGGGGCGCGGTATTACTCGAATTGCTCGGCGGAGCCGGCGCCGTCCTGGCCTTCTTGGCCGGCCGAAGCCTGGGCCTGCAGTTCTTGCTTGGCGTCTTCCTTCTTGGCCTTGGCCTTCTTTTCCTTGGGCGCCTTTTCGACCTTGGGGCGCTCGGGCGACTTGTATTCTTCGCCCTTCTTGCGCAGGTCGTTGCGGTACCAGGCGATCGAGCTCACCGTGGTGTTGGCGTCGGGGAATTCGGCCTTGACCTTGGCCAGGGCGTCGGCGTTCGACAGGCCGGCGCGGATGGCTTCACGGGCGACGGCGCTGATGTTGCGGACGGGGGCCTTGGGGGCCTTGGCTTCGGTGGTTTCGGTCTGGGTTTGGGTCGCGTCGGTCATGACTTGGTCCTTTAAAAAGAGACTGGGTGGTGAATCAGAAATGGTGTAACTAGATATTAGCTCTATGTTCCGATCCGTTAAACCTGCGTTTTGCCTGCTAGAAAGGCCTGCAATCCGTGGCGGCTCACATAGTCAGAGATAGTTGTCTTCTCAGACAGTGAAGCCATTATAGACAGGTCAATCGTGTCGAGAGCCTGCAAATCAATGACGTCGATTTTATGCCCGCCAATGTGCGTCGCACGCTCATCCGCCTGACGTCGGTGGATCAAATCGTACGTGTGGCTGTACCATATCACAGTCTTTGCCGCAGAGAGGTCCAGCCCTCGACCACCTGCAGCCGGCTGACCCACGAACACTTTGCATTCCGGGTCCGTCATGAAGCGGTGCATGTTTGTCATACGTTCTCGGGTGCCTATACCTCCGTGGTACTCTACAAATTTGATACCGAGTTCACTGAGAACGGCCTTGACGCGCTTAATGTCCTCATGGTAGCGGCACCACGTGATAACCTTCCGATTGTCTTGGAGCTGCTCTTCCATGACTCGCTTATATACGAAAGCTCTCGGATTTGGCAGGTTAGTCACTTCCCCTTCGGCGTCGACGAAATACCCGTTCGTAACCTGCTGGAGCTTGATACCCTTTACACCCCCGGAGAAAGCGTCAGTGAGGAATATATCCCCGTACAACGTCTCATCCTCCAAAATCTGCTTGGAGATATGGGTATAGACCTTACGTTGCTCCTCTTCAAGCTCAAAGAATTCATCGGCTCGCACGAGGTCGGGCATATCATCGCACTCCTCTCGAAGAACCACGGAGGCGAACTTAGCCACCAGCTGCTTGAGTTCAGTCTGATTGCGGTAGCCGTCAATAACCTTGAACTGTCTACCGTTCATGAACTGGGTGCCGTACGTGGCGAAGTGGGCCTCAAACTTGCCATAGGAGTCGAAGCCTAGGGCCCGCTTCTGGAGTATCTCAAACTGAGAGTACGTGGCCAGCGGGGAGTTATCTGCCAACGATCCTGTGAGAATCCGTCGGTACTGTACATGGTCCCGCAGAGAGATGACGAATGTAGTACGCTTGGAGCTGATCTTGCGGAAGTCGTCACTCTCGTCCACTATCAGCAGTGTTCCTTTCTTGGCTTGGCCGAGGAACATCGCTATGGACTTCTTGGGCCGCTCTCGCCAGCAGCTCTCGGAGTTCATGCAGTACCAGCGCAGACTGTTCTTAGCTTCGCCAACCGGGTTAAGGGCTAGAGCGTTCAGCTTTTGCAGGTACGCAGCCTTCCTGGATTCAGAGGACACCCAGGACACGACTTTATAGGGAAGACTCTTCCATGCGTGGATAGGCAACTGCTTGATTTCCCAATTGAGGTGCACACCGTTCGGGGCGAGCACCAGCACCTGGTCAATCTTGTCGTCCATGAACAGAGCAAAGGCCATATCGATCATGGCCTTAGTCTTGCCGGTTCGCATCTGCCAGAGGAGTGCCCGGCTAGGTTCATTGCGCCGTTCAAACTCCTCTGCTTGATGCTTATAGTGGGGAAAAACGGGTTCGTATGGTCCCATTGCGAATTGCCTCATCTGCCTGCGTGAAGATAGTGCCATAGTCTTCCGCATTGGTTTCTAACTGAATCGCCTCGCAGTTGGCGTAACTGCGGCCATTAACCGAATACTGCCCATGAACATGATCCAATACGGCGAATCCGCCCATAAGCACTACATAGCGAGAGGTGAAGTCATCCAGCTCCTCCACCTCTTCTGCTATGACTTCCGGTCTGCCGTTGATGCACACCAGAGTTCTACGCATATCGACTTTTCACCCTTTCGTCGATGGCGTTCAGCTCCTTTGTTTCTTCATCGGTGAACACCACATCGCTCATAAAAAACCTTTCGGGCGGCAGGAACGTGGAGCTTTCGCTCTCCAGCACATGCCGCACGTACTTTTCCAATAAAATCTTGTAGTCCATGTCACTTCCTGTACATACGGCCTTCCCATCCTTCAACCGCAATGGGCAGTCCTTCACTCCATTCCTCGCCGAGGGCCATTTGCTCTTCCATGTGCTTGTACGATGCGCGTGGATCATCGATCGGGGCCTCACCAACCGCTTCATCGTGCACACTCAATACTAGCTCATAGAACGGGAACGATTCCAAGCGAAGCATCGACCATGCCATGCAGTCTCGAGCCACCGCTTGCGTGACGTTCTCGGTGAGCATCCCGCCATAAGTACTCGTACGCTCCCATTGCTTCGTGGTCGCATTCATGGCCATGAAGGTGAGAGTGTACTTCAACGACGGTTCTTTGTTTACCACGTCCTGCAGCGATACCAGTAGCTCTACATCCTCGAGCTGAGCAATGCGTTTAGCCTCTCGGAAAGCTCGGATAGCTAAGTCCTTGCCGTTAGGCACCGAAACGCGAATTGACTCGCTTTCGCTGACCGATCGGCCTTCTGAATCGACAGTCGTACGTTTAACGTCGAAGAAATACGTGGCGTCCTTCCGCAGCATAGGGAACGGATACGACAGCGACCGTCCAGAAGGCAGGAGGCAGTGCAGGAAAATGCCTACACCCTCGTACTTCTTCGTGTACCATGTGAGCTTGCCTTCTGGCATTGGTATCTGCTGACCCGTCTGCACTGCGGTGATGGCGCATTCTTCAATGTCGCGCCAGAACTTGACGATCTTATGGCGCTTCGTCCGGTAGACTTTGACAACGTTCGATATGAACTTCTTGGGAAGGTGCACATCGAACTTCTCTGCCAAATCAGCTAGGAATCGTTTGACACCCATTCCAAAGCCAAGTCCGAGAATAGCTTGCTTGCCCACGAAGCGTTCGTCAGGATGAGTACTCTTATGGGTTTTGTACCCATAAATGTCGTCTGCCATAAAGCAGTACACGTCTTGGTCATTTCGGAACACCTCCAGCAGCTCTTGGTCATTGGCAAGCCAAGGCAGCACACGGCCTTCGATAGCTGCGAAGTCGCAGACAACCAGTTTCTTGCCCGGAGGTGCGCAGATAGCGCCGCGCAAGGCGTCAGACAGGAGCTTACCCACGTCGTCGTACACCATCGACAGCCATTCCAGGCCATAGAGTATATCAAGGCGAGCCGCTTCCATGGCTTCTTCGATGTTCTTGATCCCCGTGGTGGCCTTGATATCACCGCGCGGGAAGTTGTGAGGTTGAAGGCCTTTGCCCGACCAGCGACCCGTGGTGGCTCCATAATACATCATCGAGCCACGCGCTCGGCCGTCTGCACACACCATATCAAGCATGGCGCGGTACTTAGCCGTGGAGGTACGGTTGCCCATGCGAAGGATGATGAGGACTTGCTTGACCACTGCAGGAACATTCTCGTCCTTCAGCACTCGGTCAACAGTCATCCCCTTCGTGTCCTTGAGCTGGACCGACATCGATTCGCACCAGGCTTTGATACGGGCGCGCTGCGTCGGCTTATCGGCCATGCCGCCAGTAAGCTCTGGCAGCTTATCACGCAGGTTCTGCGAGAATTCCTGGTCTGCGTCGTATGCTGCCTGGGCCATGTCCGTATCAATGAAGAGCCCACGGGTGTTGATGATTTGGTCCAATTCCCAGATTTCCTGCTCCTTCGCAGGAATATCTGGAAGTGCGCAAGACACGTAGTGCTCGGTACGTACGTCAGTCGAGCAGTAGGAGATAAGGCGCCGAAACTCGCCTTCAGTGCCGACGAAGCGGCCACCTTGGGGTTTCGACAGGTACATCATGAGCTTGTAGCCCTCGCTGTCCTTCTCGACCAGCTCGCCATTGCGATCGCGAATCTGAAGGGCTTTGGCCACTGCGTCAAGAGACCTGGGCAAAGCATAGTACGAGCCCTTAGCGGCCGAGCAGACGCCTTGCTTGATAGTAAGAGGGTCCCAACCGAATGCAGGCACGCACACGTTGTTCCAGATGGCGTACTCGAAGCCCCAGTTGTGAGCTTCGACCTTCCCGCCCTTTCTGACCCACGCGAGAAGCTGCTTCATGTAATAGGCATTGTCCTTGGGCAGGTCAAAGCCGGTGACGTACGGGTTCCACCATTCATGAACACCATCTCGGTCCGGGTCCTCTCCGGGCAGCACGAATGAGAGGCATATGGCCTCCGTGCTCTCGTCTCGAGCATACTTGTCAGCTCCTACTACGAGGAGGTCAGCCCGAGACCGCGTTTCAAAGTCGCAGGTGGCTCGATCGGTGTGAGTCTTCAATTCCAGCTCCGTAAAAGAAAAAGGTCTACATAGATTTTACTCTATGCAGACCTAAAAAGTCCGTTGTTACACGAACTGGGGAGGAGTCACAGTCACGTCGATGGCTGTGGGCTGCGCGCTAGTGGGACAACCGGAGCAGGAGACACGATAACTTGGAGGAAAGCGTGTTCTAGCGCGCAGCCCGCAGCCATCAGCTGCGGGAGAGGCATGGCCAACCTCTCGAACACCGCCAGGTGTTTAAAACATTGTAGCTCCAAACGTTTCGGTTTGAAACCTGTATTCTGGTCGGAGTACTAGGATTCGAACCTAGGACCCTCTGCTCCCAAAGCAGATGCGCTACCTGACTGCGCTACACTCCGAAGGTGCCGGGCGCTCATAACACCCGGCATGGTCTAAGCCCGCTGAAGCTTCGACCTGTTGGCGCTCATAACCCCGGCGCTAGGAAATTTCCGGGAACCTAACGCCTATTTCACTCACGCCAACTTAAGACGCCCTCGGTGAGAGTTTCCCGCACGCACCAGCCCGGCCCAGGCTAAAATGAAGGCGTCTTAAGTTGGCGGCCGGCAAGGATTGGCCTTGCCGGCCTGTACTGCTGTGGCCTTACTCGAAGTCGCCGCCGGGCTCGGCAGGACCGTCGAATTCGGCTTCGCCCATACCGGCGAAGTCGCTGGCCGCATCGACCTTGTTGTCCAGGCGTTCGCCCTTGGCGATCAACTGGATGTTCTGCAGACCGAAGGCCACGCCCTTGCCGACGTTGTCGTAAGCGTAGGCCGTCATGGTGACACGAGCGTAGCAGCCGGCGTAGAAAAGCTCTTCATTGCACGCCTGCAGATCGATACGACCGGTTTCCTGGTCGATGATCGGTTCGATCGGGTTGCCATTGGCATCGACGATGCCCGGTCGGTGCTTCGACGAGAAGGTGATGAACTTCTTGCCCTCGCCGAAACCGGCCAGGTTTTCCTTCTCGGCGCCATCGCGGATCGGCTTCTTGAAGTTGCCGGGCAGAGCGTCCAGCTTCTTCTTGAATTTCGCCAGCGAGACGTCGTCGCCCAGCTTGACCATCTGATCCCACAGCTTTTGCTGGCCCGGCGTGAACTTCTCCGGCTCGAAGACCAGCATCAAGCTGAACTTCGGAGCGGAACCTTCATACGACGAGGCGGCAAAAACCGAGGGGAACGAGACACGACCAACCGGGGTAACGCACTTGACCATAGCCATAATAAGTAATCCTCATAAATTTCATACTGATTGCTGCAGCACAAAGTGTGATGCAGTGAAGAGATTATAGACGTACAATTTCTAGGCTGTACGCCTACGATTTACTGCGCTTGAGTTATTGTTACTTAAACCTTTGTGGCCATGATACGGGCAAGTTTCCAGCCATTCCACATATGCTGCGTTCCAGCACTCTTATATTCAAAATGCCCTTGTTGAATTTCTTCATAGCGTTGTGAACGAATCTCAAGAGGAAAGCTCGGATAATTGCGCTGCATGCATCGCTCAAAATCCTCCCGCTCATCAGCATCTTTCAGCATATGTTTTGTGGCATTATTCCTTGGCATATCATTCCTCGGCATTAATAGCAGGCGGGCCTACAGTTTACCACTTCATGCACGCTTAGCAGAAGCAGCCAACAGCTCTGCTAAGCGTGCAGTGATGCGCCGGCGGATCATTTCGCGGACTGCTTGGCGGATGGTAAAGTGGTATGCCGACTTGCGGCGGTTAAGAAGCTCAGCCTGCTCATAGTGCAGGGCTTGCTTCAGATTCTGTACCTTCTCCGGCTCGAAGGCCAGCTTCAAGCTGTACTTAGGGGCGGAGCCTTCATACGACGAAGCGGCGGAGACCGAAGGGAATGAGACGCGACCAACCGGGGTAATGCACTTTACCATAGCCATAATAAGTAATCCTCATAAATTTCATACTGATTGCTGCAGCACAAAATGTGATACAGTGAAGAGACTACAGGCGTACAGTTTTCAAACTATACGCCTATAGTTTACCACTTCATGCAGACGTGGCAGAAGCAGCCAACAGGGCCGCCGATTGCGCAACCAAGCGCTGGTGAATCATCTCGCGGACTGCTTGGCGGATGGTAAAGCGATATACCGACTCGCGGCGGTTCGGAAGCTCCGTCTGCGCGTACTGCAGGGCTTGCTTCAGGTTGCGCACTCGGCGCTCGTCGTTGCGAGACAGGGTCTGTGCCAGGTCCATTGTTGAACTCCAGGTTGAGGGAAAGTTGTTGAGTAGGGAAAAAGGCCTCGAAGGCCTTTTGGCGGTACCATGCGACTTCGTTCGCCGTGGCTTGGTCTTCCCATTGCTGAAGCTGCCGTTGCTCGTCAGTCCAGCTATGAGAAAGCTTTTCACTGCGCCAGCGAGTGTTCATTTCATTTCCTTTCCAGCCCTACGTCCATGATGACGACGCGGCGGGTCCATACCCGCGAGTCCTCGCCGGTGATCGTGGTATAGAACTCACGACCCTTCAGCGGAATAGCGAGACGGTACTTGGGGTTTTGACGCAGGAACTCGTCGACAGCGCCTTTGATGTTGTGTGCCAGGAGGACCGGGAACTTCACGGGCTTGTCACGACGGATATATACTACGGGGATGTACGCTTTCATAACTCTGCTCCGAGTTGGTTGTCCAGATTTAATTATACTCAACCGGGCATAAAAATGCCCAGCTTTAAGCCGGGCGGGGTGGTTAGATGAGACGGAACAGCTTGAACACATGGCCGCGTATAGCAGCTAAGAGCGCCGGTCTGATTCCTTGCCCCTGTGAGATGATCCACCAGTAAAACACGCGGTAGATAAACCAAGCAGGAGCAAAGAGTTGAGCATACCGCATGTAGTCTGGACTAATACCGTATATGTACTCCAGGACCTTATAGGCCAATACGGCCTCGCAGAAGAATCCCACGACGCACGTCAAGTCAACTGCGATCTTGATGAAGTGCATGAGGCCCAGGGCCAACTTGGTACGAATCCAGTAGAACATGGCTATTCCTTGTCGAAGTCCACTTCCACCTCGGCGAAGTCCGAGGCACCTTTGTCCAGCGAGAGCGTAAGCTCAGCGCGAGGATCGGAAGAGGCGGCAATCGTCGGCGCACCTTCCGGCTTATAAACCAGCTGCTTCGGGGCTGTATCCGGGTCTTGCAGCTCTTCGACAGTCGGAACGCGGTTGATGTGCGCCTTCATCGCTTTCGAAAGCTTCTCGACCTTAGCTGGGCCCTTCATTTTGGGTGGCTCGAACAGGTCCTCGCGCTTGACTTCAGGGTCGCCCTTGAGGATTTCCTCGATCAGCTCTTCTTCCGTCATGAAGTCCGACCACTTGCGGTTCGTCTTCTTGGCCACAACCTTCTGACCAGGAATCTGCATCTCGCCAGTGAGCATCAAGTGCTCTGCGTGGGCTTTGACACGCTTTACCCACGTGTCAATGATCGGAACCCATTCTAGCGCGCGGGCGAATTGCTTGGGCGTGAGCGGCATGGGAAGTTCCTTCTGGACCTCCACTTGGCCGTCTCCCGAAGGATCAGCGACGAAATCGATTGGTGCCAATGCGAAATCAGCACCTGCCTCGCGTTGCACGGCGCGATCAAACTCGGGGCAGGTAGTACCTGCTCCAGGGCAGAACTTGCAATGCTTGCCAGCTGATAGCATGGCGTCGTCTTCACCAGCTCGGTCAACGCCCTGTGCCAGTTCTTGCTCAAACATTCGCAGAGCAGCAGGCGTGGTTTCCCATCGACGAACAGGACCATCTTCGTGTGGGCATCGTGGTTGTACGACAATGAGGACAATCCTATCATACCCGTCATAGCCGCCCACCCGGTGAGCTCCGCCAACTCCGTAGTATTTGAGCTGTGAGTTGTTTTCCACTTCGACAGGTACGCCTTGGCCGTGCTTGTAGTCAACGACGTAGAGGACCCGTTCGGTCCAATCAGCGAGGATATAATCGCCGGTGCCGAACATGTTCGGGCGTATGAAGGAAAGGTCCAGGCGGGCTTCGATAAACTCTTCCGCATCAGGATGCTCCGTGCGCAGTTCGTGGATCAGTTCCAGATAGACGTCAACCGCCTCGATCATGTTATCGTCGATCAGGAACACGTTGGGGGCGTCGGGCTTCACATCGGCGTTGGGCCGGAAGTGGGAGACCGCACCATTGGCTTGCACCATGGCGTACGCGCCCTTATAAGACGCGGCAGTGCGCAGGTTGCCCATCAGGCACTTTTCTGCGAGGTCGTGTGCTGCAGTGCCCTGCATCGCAAACACCGAGGACTGTTGCTTGGGGCTCATCTCGGCTATGCGGATCGAGCCCGGACAGTTGAGCCACCGGCTGCTGCCGGAAGCGGAGAATTTGGCGTGTGCCATAAAGGCTCCAAAGTACTGCGCCCGGCCGTAGCCGGGCACTTGCTTAGATGCTGCCCGGGCGGCCCCGGAGCGCGTGGATCGGTTTGGTCTTGAAGGCAGGCGCCTGCTTCAGGATGGCAACCACCGTAACAGGAGTAACCCCGTCGGCCGTCAGCACCGTGGCATGGTCGTTGACCTGCAGATCGAGCTCGGTGTGGTACGTGTACCGCTTGGAGCTGGACGCGAAGACGACTTCAACGTACTTGGTCGCCATGTCAGTCCACCATGCCCGGAACGCCCGCGACACCACCCGCCGGCTTCGTGAGTTCACGCAAGGTCTTGGCGACTTCCAGGACCTTGCCGATTTGCTCGGCCTTCGACGGGTCCGCTTCGGCCACGGCCTTCAGGCGCGCTTCGGCCGCTTTGAACGCGTAGTCCAGCGAGTTGTCCAGGGCCTTGTCGATCGACGTCGGCGACAGCAGTTCCATGGCGGCGTTGACACGCGGCGAATCGCCCAGCTCGCCCAGCAGGTTGTTCAGCTGTTCCTTGCGAGCGCGATCGGCGATGGTCATGCGCAGGTTCTCGCGGGCCGCGTCTTCACGCCCCACCAGTTCTTCGTAGCTGTCCATGTTGATGACTTGAACCAGCCACTTGTAGCGGACGTTCGACTGCAGGTTGGCCGCGTCGTCGAAGCCAATGACCTGTACCAGCTTGACATGGCCGTTCGGCACGACCACGACCGCAAAGTCGCCGACTTTAACGTCACCACGGTGCTTGTACGTGTATTCACGACCGCTGTCTTCCGTGCCGATGAACCGGACCTTCGGGTACTTGACGCCGGTTTCCAGCAGGTTGATGGCGGATTGGATCTTTTCTTTCATTTCTTGCTCCTGGTTGGCTGCGTGTTCATTCACGCATTGAGAAGATTTTACATCGAGGGCTTGAAGTTGAAAACCTGCGTTTTGCAGAGCTTGCTTGAAGTAGGAGCTGGTGATGACTTCGGGCGTCAGTTCGTACCAATCGACAAGACTGCCAATTTGTACCACGGTGCCTTCTTCGTCGCGAATGCGCACACCAACATCAGGTACCATCAGCACGCTCTTTCCACCTCCACGCCCAGCATGAGTGGCCTTCGGCAGGTTACGCGAGCGCTCGTCGAGACGGTCCGCGATACCCATCGCATTATGGAGGGCTTCGTCGGGCTTGTGAAAGTGGTTGCGACACATGTCCTTCAAGTTCCACGTAGGCACGCCTCCATTATGATCTAGGCGCCCTTCACGAATCATGGGGCCGATAGCAGACTTTGCCAAGGCCTGCGGGTAGTAGAACTCCAGGGGCGTCATGCCAATGTTCATACCCACTGTGGCACCCGGAACATAGCCCATGTAGGCTTCAGCTTGCGGCCAACGACGCTCGCGCGGGATTTCTGCGACCAACTCACTGCATCCGGTCGAGCACATCAACCCCATACGGATCAAGCCCTCAACCTTCGAGCGCGCTCCGCACATCTCGATTGTGAAGTCAGGGAAGAGGCCAAAGTTCATATAGATCTTGTCATCGATCAGGCGCATCTGGCGCAGACGCGAGGCGATGGCACCGGCAGTACGACCGTGGATTAGTCCGATCGATCCCACGCTCAGACCACGTTCCCACGCCCGCTGCAAATCGTGCTGCTCGCAAAACGTCCATAAAACCCCTTTGCGCTTGGCGTTCTTGTTGCATAACTCATCGAGAACGCGGCACGTACGCGGGTCCTTGCCCTTCTTGCTGTGTTTGTTCATCTCTTGCTCCTAGGTAAATTGAAAAAGCCAGATTAGATATTACTCTAATCTGGCTCCAAGAAAGCCTGCGTTCGTTAGACGAACTTGGACAAATCCGGCTTGAAGTAGTCGGGGCCCTTCATGATTTTCTGGGTGTTGGGGTCACGCACGGGCTGGCCGTTGACGAACTTCGACCAGTTCGAGCGGTTTACCTCGATCAGCGCGAAGTGCGGGTCCATGTTGTGCAGTACTGCGCAGCCCATGCCGGTGACGACTTGGTCGCAGATGGCGTCGAGGAATTCCGCACGCATGCCTTCTTCCAGCGTAATCATGCCCGCGTTTTCCTTGCAGTAGTTGCTGAGCACTTCCAGCGCGTTGAGAGCATTGCTCAAAACGTACTGCGCGTACTCGGAATGCCCGTTCAAAGTATCCAGCATCTCTGCCACTTCCTCGAAGTGACAACCGAGCTGGGTCGACAGGTTTTGGGGCTGCGGTTGCGGCGTAGAAGCGCGGAACCAGTTGGCGATCGTCTTTTCCATGATTTGTCCTAGTAAAAAGAGGGCCGAAGCCCTCAGACTGGGTGGAGAGTGCTTACGCGCCCTGCATCAGCTTGTCGATGACGGACTTGCGGCGCAGCTCCGGCAGGTCCTTGGCGGCGCCAGTCGGCGAGCCGCCGGCCTTGATGATGGCGATGGCGCTGTCCTTGCCGAAGGTAGCGGCGTGCGCCCGCATGGCCAGCTGCACCTGCGTCAGTTCGATCTTGGTGTCGTTATCGTAGTAGTCCGTGTTTGGCTTGTCGCCTTCATCGGCCGGGAAGTCGTCTTCGGCCGGCGCCGACTGCGTTTCGGCCTTGGCTTCTTGCTTCGGCTTGAACAGGTCGACCAGCAGGCCCATGACCTGTTGATTGATCGCGATGGTCTTGTCGTCGGACTTCAGCAGCTTGATGGCGTCGTCGAGGTTGTTGATGGCTTCGGCTTGCTTCTCGGCGGACATGGCGAGGGTCATGCCGATCTTGTCGGAGCCGGTCAGCGCCAGCACGCCTTGGGCGATTGCGCGTCCGTCGCCTTCGAGGGCGTTGACCAGCTCGACGATTTCACCCATGCGCTTGGCGAAGTCTTCCTTCTCGAAGGGCGCCGGCGAGGCTTCGGCCGTCTGTTGAACCTTGCTGGCCTTAGCTGCGGCGTTGTCGGCTTCCTTCTTGGCCTTCTCGGCGGCTTCCTTGATGGCAGCCTTGTCGACCGTGACTTCCAGCTTGCCGCCAGTTTCGGGGAGTTTGACGGACTTGAGCGCAGCGGTCAGCGAATCGTTCGAGGCGATGACATCGCCCAGCAAGGCAGTCAGCAGATCGACCGACTTGGTGAGCATAAGGACCGCTTGCGAGGTCTCGGTGAGTTGTTGTTCCAGGGACATACGATTACTCCAGTTGTGGAATGGAAAGTGGTGAAGCAGACTAGATCATAGCGCTGTTTGAGCGTGGTTCGACGCCAGCTTTTAATCGTAGGTTTTCTAAGTAGAAGACTCAGTTAAAATAGGTTTTTCTCGTTGACAACCCTAGGAGCTTTTATGGCTACCCAACAAGCTGCACCGGCCCCGGTGAAGAAAGTACCCACTCGCCTGGTCTCTGTGCATGTACAAGAGCCTCTCGTCCCCGTTCTCCAGGGCGAAATCAAGTCCACCTACCCCGGTGGCATCAGCGGCTTCGTCAATGACATGCTGCGCGCGTACGTGAAGAACAAGGAGCAGTAATGAAAGAAGCTCTCTGGCTGACAGAGGCTGGCTTCTCTCTTATCCCGCTCAACAGCAACCCAGCCGATAAGCACTATCGCAAACGCCCGCGAGACAAAGCGTGGCGAGCCACCAACTATCGAATGGAGGATTTGCAGGCATCTTTCAAGAACAACTGCGCTATTGGCGCGCGTGTGCCGGCGGGCGTAGTCGTTATTGACGTCGACGTGAAGCCCGGTCAGTTTGGCCTGCAGTCGCTGCAGAAGATTCTTGATGCGGCATCTATGGAAATCTCCGACCTCACTCAAGGTTCTTGGGTTAAGACAGGTTCGGGTGGCTTCCACTACTATTTTGCCCTTCCGGAAGGTCTCGAGAAGGTCGGCGCCACTGTACCTGAGCTGCCCGGTATAGATTTCCGTGGCCTTGGCTATCAGGTTGTCGCTCCTGGCTCTATCAACGCCTCTGGCGGTACGTACGACTGGGACGAAACCACTCTCGCCTTTGAACAGGTGACACTGCCGCGTATTGACGAGGTGGCTGGAGGCCGTCTCTGGAAGTACTTGACCTCGCTCCGTGACTTCTTCGGTCATGAAGGCAGGGAAAACGATTCGACTGGTGTCAATACCCAGTTCTGGACTGATGAAGAGCTCCGGCGCATGCTGGAAGGCCTCGACGTCACTGAATTCCGCGATCATGAATCGTGGTACAAGGTCATGTGCGCTTCTCACGAGGCGACTGACGGCCAGGGCATGGAAGTGTTCTATGAGTGGTGCGTCTCTGACCCCGATCCTGCCACGCACATCGGCAAGGGTGACTTGGAACGCCGGTGGCTCTCCTTCCGCGTCAAGGCAGATGGGATTACCCGTCGCTATCTCGAAACCTTGAATGCTGATCGTGGCCGTGCCAATGTGGTCGCTCAGATGGACTTCGACACCCCTAACATGCGTCGCTTGGGTGCACCTACGCGCGTCCGTGTGGTGGATGAGAACGGCAAGACGCTGAATCTCGGCCCTAAGCTGTCTCAACCTATCGCTACCATCGAACGCTCGGTAGTGGACACGGGAGAAGATGAGCCTGACTTCCCCGAGGGCGATGAAGACATCCTCGACGCCAATGACCTGAAAGGCCCGCTGCAGTTCTTCAATGACGAGTTTGCTGTGGTTAATCTCGGTGGCAAGGTGGTCATTGGCTCTCGCAAGATGAACGCCTTTGGCAATGAAGTCTGGGAGTTTATGAAGGTTCAAGACTTCCGTGTATGGAAAGCTGACATCAAGATGGAAGTCAACGTGGGCAATGCTGTCAAGATTGTCCCCGCTACTGACGAATGGCTTGAATGGCCTGGTCGTCGGAAGTTCCATTCTGTGGATTTCTTCCCTGGTGTTCCTGGCGGCAAGGGCTTGAACCCAAAGAGCCACGCGGATGGTGTTCTCAACCTGTGGACCAGTTGGGGTGTTGATCCGACGCTTTCGAATCTGTCGGAAGAGGAGTTGAATCGCGCTATCCCTCCCGAAAGCTGCTCGCAGTTCCATGAACTCGTGCATAACGCGTTCGGGTCTGGAAATGGTGAGTACACTCAGTACATTTATGACTGGTTGTGCTGGTCCATCGCCAATCCCGCTCGTCCGGCCGAGGTCGCCCTGGTGTTCCGCGGTGGTAAAGGTGTCGGCAAGGGTTCTATCGCTCAGGTTATTGGGAAGATCGTTGGTGATTCATATTGGGCTACCGCCGACATGGATCATGTGATCGGGAATTTCAATGGCAACTTGAAGAGCTGCGCATTCCTCTTCTTGGACGAAGCCCTCTGGGCCGGCTCCAAGCAATCGGAACGCAAGCTCAAGAACATCCTGACCGAGCCCGTAATCACCACGACTGACAAAGGCTTCCAGCCCATTCGCACTCGCAACTGCCTCCATACTATTATGGCGTCGAACGAAGATTGGGTGGCTCCTGTTAGCAAGGACGAACGCCGCTTTGCCATATTCGATGTCTTGGCCACGTACCAACGGAACCACGACTTCTGGCACTCCTTTCACAGGGACTACCTCGGAGACCACGGCGGAGCTGCAGTGGCTCGGCGCAAGCTGGCGGACCTATTCGCCTGGATGCTCGCTCGCGGACGAGCCTTGACGACTGCAGGTTGGCGCCCACCACTCAGCGTGCCTAAGACCGAGGCTCTGGCGGAACAAGCTGACTACTCGCGCTCTGACCTCGATGAATGGTGGCGTGAAGTGCGTGAGACGGGGTCACTTGGTCCGGTTGATCTAGCCACCCTCGCGTCTTCGGCTCGGGACCTGGGCGATGAAACTGTCGTGATTTGGTCTCAGTGGGTGCGTGACGCGGTCCTGTCGTCTGATTGCGCTCCTAAGGCTGGTCGGAACGCGGATTCCTATAGCATGGTCAAACGGAAGATAGGCAAGTTGATTAAGGATCATTGGGGTGCTAAGGCATCTCGACCGACTGTTCCCAAGGAGTTGAGGGACGAGATCGAGCACTCCACGGTCAAGCAGGCCTATGCATATGTGGTCTCGATTGACGCCTTGGAAAAATGGCTTAATTCATAGCAGTTATAGCAGCTACCTGTTCGAAAAGGCTGTGAACCTTATCGCTCAGGTAGCTGTTTTAACTAACTATAGCTATTAGCTGCTATACTTTTTATTAAAAATATAAAACGTATTTCAATTGCAACACATGTTCATGCCCATATGCACATGCTCATATGTACAAAATGCGCACTTCATGCAGCATGGACATGGTACCAGTCCCAATTTGTAACGGAGGCCAATTTTGGTTTCAATCTCAAAAATATAGCAGTTAAATAGTTATAGTAGTTAAAAGTAAAGAAAAAAGCAATAAAATCAGTCACTTATCTTTAACCACTTTGGACTAACTGCTATCTAGCTGCTATAAATTGACCGAGAGAGCGTGGATCATGAAGGCCCTTGCAGTACATGCACCCATTCCCCCGAGCAGGGCAGCACCCCTGCTTCGAGGCCTATTAACCGCTACCCAGTTCCACATAGATGGACCGTTCTATATCACTCGTCCCAAGTACACCCCGAGGACCATGACGGACCTACGGCACCCCTCGGACCTCGGTAAGCGCTTACAGGCGCCACAGGCACTCGAGAAGCTCCAGGCCCTGGTCTCCACGGCTGTCCGCCAGAAGAACCGGGAGCAGCTGTGGATCAAGATCAACTTGAACATGAAGCTCCCTCCTGAGGTTCGGAACTTTGAGACCAAGCTACGTGGTGGCATTGTGTCCGTGTTCACCGATCATATATGGCCAGAGACGTGCGCGGTTGTGCTACCATATAGCTTGCCGCTCATGATGCCGATGATAAGCCGCATCTGGGTGCCGAAAGGTGTGCCGGTGGATCATCCTGGTTGGGGTATCTGGAAGCGCTATGAGCTCGTCGACTACGACGAACACTGTCGACTTCGATAATCCAGGCTACTGTCGTCGCACCACACAATCATCACTCGACTTTCGGAAGCTCGGAGGCGGCACGTCAGCGTAAGCCCTCCGAGACTGTCACGGACTCACCGCCGCCGCCGCCGCCGCCGCCGCCGCCGTCATGGGCTTTCTGGACCAGGAGCCCAAATATACGTATATGGAGGCCCTTTTTCCGGAGTGGAGCGGGGAACATGTAACCAAATGTAAATGTAACTGGATGTAAATGTAACAAAACGTTTGGTTACATGTACGTTTGGTTACATGGTTCACATCTCGTTACAATTTGCCCGCAAAAAGAGGCTCCAATTGGAGCCCCTTTGTGTTAGGCAGTGGCGATGAGGGAAGCCCTGTTGAAGTCTGGGGCGATGTACTTCTCAGTGTAGAGGTACTGCGCCAGCTCCGTGAGGCGCCTCAGGAGCTTCGTATGGGTCTCCACAGCGCGCGAACGCAGAGTGGGCATGGACGACGGTCTGTGCCTTTGTTCCGCGGCATCCCAGATCATTCTGATCTTGTCTTCGGGCATCGTGGCCAGGATTTCCTTCGTGGCCATTAATCGTGCGCGCACTTCTTGGTACTCATTCCAACACTCCTTCATCATAGGAGAGAGGTTGGAATAGGCGTTGCACAGGCGCATTTTGGTGTAGGTAGACATCAGCATTTCTCCACGTAGATTTCGTACACTTCGCCAAGCGAAGTCATGAGAGTAAGGCGGTTACCTTCTTGCACAATCTCTTCAACCCAAGCAGGCCACGTCTCTTTGATGGACTGCTCGACCATGGAAGCAGCACTGCGTTCCATTTCTTCTTTCTCAGACATGGCAACCTCGTGTTGTGAGTTGGTATGTAAAGATTATAGCCTAGAACTGGACCTCAAACGTAACCACAAGAGACACACGTGTAACGACACGTACGCTCCAAACTGGAGTATAATATTGGCCATCTCTCAGTAGCATCTAGTTACAATTTCCCCATGTGCTTTTAAGACAACCTGCGTTATAATCGCAGGCGCGTACAACTCGTAGGGTCTCGTTACACTCTTTTGCACTCTAAGGCGCTCCATTCCTCAGATTCTCGTCCTATAATATCTTTACTGCTTGAGAACAAGCAGACAACAACTGGAGAATGAACATGTCGATGGAAAAACTGATCAATGATGTGCAAGAAGCTCGTGACCTGCTGGGTATGAAGCGACTGGCCAATCCCAAGAAGACGGGAGCCGGAAAGCTGCAGGACATGCTCAGCGACCTCCGCATGAAGCTGGCCCTGGAGAAGCAGGGAACCCCGGTGGCCCCCGAACAAGCCCTGGAAGCTAACCAAGCACTGGAAGCTGCGATCGACCAGGAAGAAGCCCTCGCAACGGCAGCAGCGATTCAGCAGCTCCCCGAAGCCAAGGCGGTGGTCAAAGAGCCGAAGGTAAAGAAGGAACGCGGCGAGACGGTCAAGGACTACGCATGCGCCCTCCTCTGCGAAGTGGTCGGCCAGCAAGACGGTCGCGATGTCGGGATGCCTTACGAGACTGTTCTGGAGCACGTGAAGGTCAAATTCCCCGACGCCAAGACCTCGGTCAACTGCTTGCGTTGGTACGCCGGCAAGATCCGTGTGGAAGCCCATGGCTACGTCGGCCTGAAGATGCCGGCCATTCGCCAGCGCACGAAGAAAGTCGAGCCGGTGGCTCAAGAAGGTCAGGAATGAGAAGTGGGAGGGGGAAACCCCTCCCCTTTCTTTTGCCTCATCACACCGCCGCCACCGCCGCCGCCGCCGCCGCCGCCGTGGCAGCCACGGCAACTGGCCGAGTATGGTAGACCCATCTCGGCGTTCCGTGAGTGTGAGAGACCAACTTGTAACAGGATGCAAACGCAACCAGTTGTAACGTAACTAGGTGTAACGATGCACCCAGTTACAAAGACGCAACTGGGTGCAAGGAAATGTTACAGACCGCACATGTTACGGATTTCTTCGAGAGTGTAACGAGGGTTACTCTCAAACACATTCAGTTGCGAGTTGTGCTCCACAATGCGAAGCACCTCTTCACGTGTCAGATTGTAACTCTCCATGGCTTGTTGCAAAGTGAAACCAAACCTTCCACAATCTGAAGTGAAAGGATCAATGATGAAGATATCACTCTCTACATCACGAAAGCCCAATGCTTCAGTCTCGAGCATGTTACCATCTGCATCGAAGGTAGTACCAAAGCCAATTACCAGTTCCATGTCTTGCTCCAGTTGTTTAAGTCAGTATAGATATTGTACCTCAATATTGGAGTTCAAACGCAACGGAGGCGCAAAAGAGTGTAACGAGGTGCAAGTGGCACACAGCCACATATACTTGCAGACTGTTACACTTTTCCCATGTACTTTCTTTGAGGTCTCAAGTATAATATCTATATTGGTTAACACACTGGGAGCAAGACATGGACTACAGCATTGACATTCACAACTTGGAAGAAGTGATCAGTTACATATCGAACAATCTTCCTTGCAGCGACGAGATGCAACGCCTTGTATCTCAGATCGAACTTCGCATTGCGGAACTGGACGAACTCAACGACTTGTAACGGGGGTCTACACGGCGTAACGGGCCCCTAGGGGTCTGTAACATGGCGTTACGCCCGCCGACCTCCTCGGCCAAAATTTTT